ATGACATCAAAGGACAAGACGACCGCCAATCCGGCGGCTGTGGAAGCATTCCGCGAGCGTCGTGCTCGCCACAATCTCATCCGAGCCGGCCTGCTACCGGGCCTCGAAGAGCTGTTCGAAGGCGCCCCCTTCTTCGGCGACAGCATCGAGCGAGATATCCAGGCATGGTGCGACGATGCCATGCAATCGCCCAAGCTGTCGGCGGTGCTGAGACGCGCCATCAAGTCCCTGCGCGACACCTGCAGCGCCGATGCCATCGAGCGCGTCCGGCTGCTGCTCGCAGACCAGCACGATGATGACCAATGGCGCATGCGTGTTTATCAAGCGTGCATGCGCGTCGACGGCACTGCCGATGCCCTGGCGGCGCACATCATCGACACGGGCCGCTATCGGCACGACTATGACGCCGCCTGGTGCGATGCGGTCGTCGGTGGGCTGCTGCGCGTCAATCGCAAGAGCATGCTCGCTTATGCCAATACCGGTTCGTCGCTGATGACCACGCGGTCGCGGCTGTTCATCGAGCTCGAGGTGGCCCAGACGGCCGTCGAGGCCGAAGAGAAGAAGGCCGCCGAGACTCCTGCTCGAGATCCCATGGTTCTCACTGAACTGCTCGCAGCTGTCCGCGGTGCCGATCCGGACGACGAGGATTTCATCCGCGCCGTTATGGAGGACCGTGCGGAATTCTGGTCGCCGCGGGTCCGAGAGATCGTCGTCGTCCCCTCGTTCCCCGAGGGCGGCACAGGGCATAAGAAGGACATCCAGAAGTCATGGGCGGGCATGGACGGTCAGGCGCTGCCAGTGGTGCTTCGAGGCGACGTGGCCGCTCATCGGAGAGCTTTGGTCGAGCGCTGGCCGCATGCCACCGACGTCATCGACGTGGTGCTTGGCGACCTCGCGCCGCGCGAGGAGGTCAAGTTTCGACCGACGCTGCTCGTCGGGCCCCCCGGGTCGGGCAAGAGCTCGCTGGCAAGGGCGATCTGCGATCAGATCGGGCTGCCGAACGACCTCTACAATCTCGCCGGCATGGCCGATAGCTCGCTCGTTGGCACCAGCGCTCAATGGAGCACGGCACGGGAATGCGTGCCCTTGCAGGTGATCAAGCGGTCGAAGTCCGCGTCGGTCGCCGTCGTCTGGGACGAAGTCGAAAAGGCCAGCATCGGCAGCCAGAATGGCAGTCCCCTGGATGCCATGCTGCCGCTGCTCGAGGCCGACCAAGCCAAGCGATTCCGCGACCTCGCGCTCGAAGCCGAAGTCGATCTGTCGTTCGTCAGCCATTTCGGCACGGCGAACACGATCGACGGCATCCCGGCGCCGCTGCGCGACCGCATGAGGATTCTGGTGATGCCGGAACCTACATGGGAGCACGTTGGGACGCTGACGCACCAGATTGTTGATCGCATCGCTCGGGAGCGAGGTATCGACCGGCGATGGTATCCGTCTTTCGACGGCGACGAGATGGAGCTGATCAGGGCAGCTTGGCCCGGCGGATCAATCCGGAAGCTCACACGCATCGTCACCGCCATGCTCGCCACCCGCGAGCAGCACATGGCGAGGTGCTGACATGGTCATCCGTGAATCCGACCGTCGCCTCGCTGTCGGCGCATACCGCGTCGCCGTTGGCATGATCGCGCAGCGCGACCCTACCGTCGCCGTCCTGGCATCGGCGGCGCTCGAGCATCCGACGCCGATCACTGTCCGCGCCCTGCTGACTGCAGGTGCCGGAAAAGCATGGCTGCCCATGCTGCTCGAAGCGCTAGCGCAGGTCGGCGTCGCCGGCGCTGAAGACGTATTGGGAGAACAGGAATGAACTACGGCGACATCATTGAGAGAAATAGCGCTCGCTGCCTCGACTGCGGCGACGAGATCGTGAGCGTGCATCGCCACGATTTCAAATACTGCAGCTGCGGCAGCATCGCCGTGGACGGCGGCGATGAGTACCTGCGCCGCGTCTACAAGAAAGACGCGCGCTGGGAGGACACAAGCATCACACGGCCGCGGGGAGATGGCGAATGAGCGATGATCTCGAGACTCAATATCAGCAAGCCATCCTCATCGATTTCTACGGCCCGGCCGAACGCCTTGAGCGCCTCGCCGGCTTGTACGGCTCCGATCTCGTCCCGCGCATCCGCGAAATGGAACTCGATCCCGGCATCACCGAAATCCTGAGGCCGGCACATCGGCGAGCGCGGGCGCTGCTTCATCTCGTCGAGGAGAGGCATGGCGATGCGGCAGCGGACGAAGCGCTGGCGGCTGCGATCGCTGCTGTTCGGAAATCGCTTGCAGAAATGGAGGCGTGGTCACGATGATGATCTGGATCGTCTCCGACCTCCACATGGACAGCACATATTGGGTGCCCGATCGCACCCCCGGGCACGACGTCATGATCGTCGCAGGCGACGTCGACAAATCCGCAGCCGACACCGAGCAGACGCTGCTGATGCTGGAACGATGGTCGCCGTCGCCGATCATTTTCGTACCTGGCAATCATGATGTCATGGGCGTCGCGCTGGACGCATGGGATCGCAACAACGAGGACTTGTTCGATCGCGGCATCCACGTGATTTCGAGCGGGCAGTCTGTCGTCCTCAACGACGTCCGTTTCGTCGGCGGCACTCTTTGGACCGACTTCGGGCTGGCAGACGATCGCTACGGCAGCGAGAGCTGGGCCGCCCGCCACATGCCGGAATATCAGCGCGTCGTGCGCTCGGACGGCAGCCCGATCTGGCCAGCGGACACCAGCGCAGCCCACGCCAACCACCGCGCTGCCATCGAGGCCGTGCTCGCTCAGCCGTTCGCCGGCCCCACGGTAGTGGTGACGCACCATGCGCCCAGCCGCCGTTCAATCGCCGGCGCGGTCGATCTCGCCGACGCCGCCTTTGCCTCGGATCTCGAGCAGATGATCATGCGACATCAGCCCGAGCTGTGGGTGCATGGGCATGTCCACCAGCATCACGACTATCGCATTGGAAACACAAGGATTCTGGCGAACCCCCGGGGCTATCAGGGGCCAGATCATGGTGAGGATAGCGGGTTCGTCGAGGATTTGGTCGTCGAAGTGGGGGAGGTAGCGCGTTGAAAATGATAGCTAATTCGGGGTGCTGGCGATTTGCAGATCATGATGATCTGCTGGCAGGTCGCGGGCAGGGTGCTGACAGGTCATGTCGCTCGACGAGTGCTATTGCGCGGTGGAAACCCGGTGGTGACGGCTTGCCGCGGGCAGGAGCGACCAGCAAATTGGCGGGTAGGCGGGAGCCATCGGCGTGTTACGATAATGCGCGAGAATCAATGGCGGCCCCTCTGAACCGTGATTGGCCAGAGGCAACCGGACCCGATAAGAGACGGTTCCTTAACCGTTCCCTGTTTGTACTGGGGAGCGCGTATGCATGCGGGTGATGAAATGAGAGACGCTGGAACGGTCGTTGACCTCTTCTGCGGTGCGGGTGGATTGAGCGAGGGCCTTCGTCAGGCAGGGTTCCGCGTGCTCGCAGGCTCCGACATCGACGATGCCGCCGGCAAGACGTTCGTCGCCACCCATCCGGAGGCCGAGTTCTTCCTCGGACCGATTCAGGACCTGACCGTCGCAAAGCTGCTGCGCGCCACCGGCCTGAAGAAGGGCGAACTCGACGTGCTCGTTGGCGGCCCGCCATGCCAAGGCTATTCCGTCTACAACCATGGCCGCGGCGTTCACGACCCGAGGGCCGGCCTGTTCCGCGAATACCTGCGGATCGTTAAGGGCCTGATGCCCAAGTGGCTCGTCATGGAGAACGTGAGCGGCCTGACGTCCATCGCCGATGGCGGCATCATCCGCGAGATCGAAGAGGGCATGGGCGCCCTCGGGTACCGCGTGAAGTGGAAGATCCTGAAGGCCGAGGAATACGGCGTCCCGCAGGAGCGCCGGCGCATCGTGTTCATCGCCAACCGTATTGGCGCGCCCATCGAATTTCCACGCCCGACGCACGGCCCCGGCTTGCTTCCGTACGTGACGATCTGGGACGCGATCTCGGACCTGCCGGTGTTGGTCAATGGCGACACGGCGGGCGCGGATTTTTACGCCACCTTGCCAGTCAACGCGTACCAGGCGGAGCTGCGCGCCGACGTCGAGCGCCTGTCCAACCACACCGCGTCTCGCCTGTCGCAGGTCAACCTGCAGCGGATGAAGCACATTCCCGCCGGCGGCTCTTGGCGCGACATCCCGTTCGACCTGCTGCCTGAGGGCATGAAACGGGCGAAGCGCAGCGACCACACCAAGCGCTACGGTCGCCCGCGCAAGACCGATCTGTCGTGCACCATCCTGACCAAGTGCGACGTGCACTGGGGAGCCTACATCCACCCCGAGCAGGACCGCGCCATCACGGTGCGCGAGGCCGCTCGCCTGCAGTCGTTCCCTGATTTCTTCGAGTTCAAGGGCAGCCGAACCGAGCAATACGTGCAGGTCGGCAATGCCGTGCCGCCGCTGTTGGGCCGTGCGATCGGGATGGCTTTGCTGGAAAGCGCTGCCGCTGCCCAAGATTCTGACCGCCGCATATTGCCGAATCAGCCTGAGATGGCGTTCGCATGATGCATGGCGAAGAAGAGCAGCAAGTCTAAGGACAAGACGCACTACGGTCGAGGGGAGTGGTACGGCGAGCTGTTCAAGCTGCTGAGCCCCGACCGGCGACGAGATCTGCTCGACATCAGCCCGGCGCCCGAATGCCCATTCATGGGCGACGTGCCCAGTTTGGCCCCGTGGGACAGCAAGGCCAAGGCCCCCAAGACCAAGTGCAACAAGGCCGGCGGCGTGTGCTCGCTCCGCAAGTTCTCCGAGGTCGGCGAGGAGGGCGATATCGCCTTCGGCCCCATCGTCACCACTTGCCCCAATCGGTTCCTCGAGGGTGGCACGATGGTCCAGGCCATCGCCAAGGAGATCCTTGGGACCGACAATCCACGCTTCGCCAAGGAGCTGCCGTTCCTCCGCAAGCCCAAGTCGCGCGCAGCCAGCGAGGCCATCGCGGAGACCGAGGAAGAGGAGGACGAGGAGGACGTCATCTCGTCCGATGGCACCGATGCCGGTCGTGAGGACGTCGGTCGAATAGACCTCGTCTTCGTGCATCCCGAAGACCAGACCAATTGGTGCGCCGTCGAGTTGCAGGCCGTCTATTTCAGCGGCAAGGCGATGTCGAAGGACAACGACAACATCCGCAACCATACCAACGCCAATGGCGTGCCTTTCCCCGGTGGCGCGCGGCGTCCGGACTTCCGCTCCAGCGGCCCCAAGCGCCTCATGCCGCAGCTGATGATCAAGGTGCCCTCGCTGCGCCGGTGGGGCAAGAAGATGGTTGTAGTGATCGACAGGCCATTCCTCGACGCCATGGACGAGATGGAGACCGTCGACCACGTTTCGAACTGCGACATCGTCTGGGTCGTGGTCGGTTACGACGAGACCGTCGATCCCGGCAAGGCGACGCTGGTCATCGATCAGATGATCTACACGACCCTCGACGGTGCCATCAAAGGCCTGACCGCCGGCAATCCGACGACCCTGCCTGAGTTCGAGGATCGCCTGCAGGGCAAGCTGGGATGGGTGTGGCCGTAGCGTTGGCTAGTGCGAAGCTTTCTGCCTGATCACGACCGCCAGCCGGTCCGCTTCGGCCATCAGATCGAATACCTGCTTGCGGATCTCCAAGAAGCGCTCGAGCTCGTCGTGAGCCTTGTGGCGCATGTCGTCCATTCCGACAGGCTGGGCGTCGGCGCTGCTGAGGAATTTCTCCATCCTGTCGATGCGCGCCTGCTTGTCGGGCGGGTCGAGGGCATCGAGATAGTCGCGCCACGGCTTCTGGCCCTTGCTCTCGTTGCAGGTTCGGCAGGAAGGAACGAGGTTCCGGACACGATGACCATGTCCCGAGAACTCGCCCTTGGTCACCCGATTGAACACGTGGTCCCACGTCGCCGCCTCCCGACCGCAATAGACGCACTCGAGGTCGGCATCAGGGTCTTGGCCTAGATCGCGGATGGCTGCGTCGACCAGCTCTGGCGAATAGACATCGTGCGGAGCGAGCGCGGACGCGAAGGCATTTGCGAAAGTGCTCTTGCGGCCGATGATCGTCGATGGACGCAGGTATTTCTTGATGCTGGATGCCTTCACCTGCGCCCCCGAGATTATCCCCGAGGGCAAATTGGCCAGCAAAGCCGAAAGATTTCGTGAAGGCGACTATCTCGCGCCCATCCGCCTCCGGCCTTCGGCGGCAAGGTGAGACACCGTTGCGGCCGACAACCAGCCCCAGCGCTCGACGGCGGCGTGGTAGCCATGCGATTCCATGATTTGGGCGACCTTCACTGGGTCCGGAGCTTTGTGGACATGGAGCCGCCAGTCGATGCCGCGATGCTTCAGGCTCTTCGGTACGGGCTGCGGCTTCCTCATGAGCCAGTCCTCCGTTGCTTGGCCCGCCACACGCTCAGCTCGTCGCGTGTCATGCGGGAATTCTCGATGATGGATTCGGGGTTGTCGTCGATCCAGATCGTGACCGGGTCGGTGGCCTCGCGTGCCATCCACGCTTGCTTAGCGAAGCCGCGGGTGAAGTGAACCGCCAACCCTTGGGCGGCTAGGCGCTGCAGGTCGGCATTGTTGTCGTGCCGGTCGTCGCGAGCCGTCACGATGCTGACGCGGAAACCGCCGGCGATCAGGGCCTCGATAGCGGCGTCCCAAGCCGCAGGCTTCAGGGTGTAGGTGCCATCGTAGTCCAGGGCTATGTGCATCACGGTACCTGCTTGGTCGTGGCCCTGCGCCGGGCAGGTGGCACGGACGGCTTGTTCCCCTTGGCCGTCAGCACCAGCACGGCGTCGCGCACGTCGCCCATCGTGGCCGTGGCGATGTCGAGGGACTGCTGCATGCGATCGATGGACCGCTCGAAGCTGAGCTTGAGCTCGGCGATCTCGTCCTTCTCGACGTAGTGGCGCTCGACGTGCTGCCGGAATTCGAGCAGCTCGGTTTTGATCTGCGAGACGCCCGCGGCGAGATCGCTGACGCGGCGATTGGTGTCGGCGATCTTCTCGTCGATCGCGGTCAGGCCGGTTTCGGTCTTCGTGCGGAACACCAGGTACGTGCTCCACGATGCCAACGCCGCCAGCGTCACGGTCACGGTGGCGGTGATGATGGAACCCCAAGGCAGGTTCTCAAGCCAATTCATCGGGTGGTCTCCGGGGTCAGCAGGCGCCGCACGGAGCCTAGTTTCGATCTGCAGTCCGCGCCGGCCTCGGCGAGCTGGACGACGTAGACAGCGACATCGCGCTGGGTGATCGCCGGATCGGATGCCGGCGAAACGGGGTGTGGCTCGCAATCGAGCAGTGCGGCCGGCACGACCGGCGTCGTCGAGGCGCAGCCGGCGAGCATGACGGCAACGGCGATGGCCAAAATCGCTCTCATGGAGCACCACCGACGATATCGGCCTGCTCCAGCCCATAGACGAGAATTGGTGCGACCGCGCCGTTGTCGCCCTCGGGGGCGAGTTTGATGGCTTCCTGCGCGTTCCTAGAGGCCGTTTTTCTCTGAAGGCTCCGTTCGTAGTCGCGCTCAAGCTCGTCGAGGGCACGGGTCGTCGATGCCAGCCGTTCTTGGGTGACTATCAGCCGTTCTTGGGTGACCTTCAGCTCCTGCTCGGCGATGTCGAGCCGGTGCGACTGAATCCAGACCATGCCGGACAGCCCCAGCATGATGGCACCGGCACCGAGGATGGCGGCGAGCTGCGGATTCATTCCTCACCTGCCTGCGCCGGCGGCGTCGATGCAGGCGGCAGGTGCTTGCGCTTGTTCGTGTCGTCCCAGATCGACCCGAAGACGTACGATCCGATGATGCCGCCACCGAGCCAGAACGACATCTCCGCGATCGCCTTGACCACGGTCATGTCCCGGGCAGCCGTGGCGGCGCCCAGCGCGTAGGCGATCACCAGCGCGCAGAACAGCAACGCGACATAGACGACGCGCCGGCGCTTGGGCCACGTGTCGCCTGTGATCAGATCGAGGGCGCGCTGGACGGGACGGGGCACGGTCAGGCCTCGCTCATCACGGGCTTGCCGTTGCCCTGCAGGACCGGCAGCTTCCAGCGTTGCTCGGTCGGCCAGATCGACGGCCAGCGGAAGGATTGAAAGACCATTTCATTGTAGGGCGCGATCGAGACCGAGTTGTCCTGGTTGCCCCCGAGGACCATGAGCTGGCCAAGGTGATTGCGACCGACGACGAAGCCGACGTGGCCACCACCATTGCGGCTCTTGATCGCGAGGCAGCCGTAGGCCGGCTTGTCGAGCTTCACGCCATAGTCGGCCCATGCCAGCGCACGACCGACCTGTGCCGGCCCGAGGATCGGGCGATGGACCTTCTTCAGGCAGTAGGCGACGAACCCCGCGCACCATGGCGTCTCGTCGTCCTTGAACCACCCGGCGCCGATGGCCGACCAGATGCCCACGATGAATGGGTTGTGCTTGTTTCCGGGGATCTCGCGCTGCCCGAGATGGCGGCGAGCCTCGGCGATCCATGGCAATTCTGGGGTCTGGCTCATCACGGCCTCCAATTTTCAAGGAGGGTCGTGGCGAGCCATGCATCCAACAATGCCGATCGTCAGGCCGACAGCTCGAACAACGTCGGCGTCCCTTCCATGGGCGAAGGCCGCTTGACCTTCTTCGCCGCCTTTTCCTGCTGCGCCGCCTTGGCGTCGGCGACGATCTGGGCCAGCACCTGGGCAGCGGTCGGTCCTGCCGGTTCCGGTTTCGGCGCTGGTGGCGCAGGACGAGGAACGAGGTCGTCGCGAAGATCGACGCCGACCGCATCGGCGATCAGCAAGGCCCTCGAGAGCGAGATGTCGTCGATCTCGCCGCGCAGGATGCGGGCGCGGACCGCCGTCAGCATGGGCCGGCCAGAGACGATGATCTCGGAGCACGGGATGCGCTCGGCGTAGATCTTCTTGCGAACGGCCGTCATCACTTGGTCGCGGAAATTCCGCTCTCGATGTGACCGATGCTTGTCAGGCTTAATTGGACGCACTTCAAGAACTCACGGACGATTCGATACGTGTGCCTAGAAATCGTGCTGCGAATCGATGAAAGCATCAAGCAGTGGTTCCACAATCCGTAAAATGTGATGGATTGATTGTGCTGTCCTGTTTTACTGAACGCTGTTCAGCAAAATCTATAAGACAAAAAATTGTCGTATAGAAACTTTGAAGGACTGCACGATTTCTTCTTGCGGATTTCGAGACACTAGGCGATCTTATGGTCGGCGCTGGAAACGCCGCGACTGACACATCGAGACCACGGACGAACCAATGAAACTCAATTCTCTTGCTGCGCTGAACCGGTCGACAAGCCGGGCAGGGCAGGGCCAGCCATCATGGCGCGACCCGGCGAACCGGCCCGCCGAGCAGCTCAAGATCCTCGCAGGTCACCGCTATACGAATCCCAAGTTGGTGACGGCGTGGGCGCTGACGGACGACGAGCTCAAGCAGATCTACGTCGATAACAATGCCGAGGTGATCGGCAATTTCGGTGTCGAGAAGCCCGGTCCGTACTCCCACCTTTATACTGTGCAGCACCTTGGCGGGGCCTGCCTCGTCAATGGCTGGAGCGTCGTTCCGCAGGATCGCTCAGGAACGTGGGGTGCGCCAGATGGCGGCGAGACCCGCAAGCCCTCGCGCGTCCCGTATTCATATGAAACGAAGGGCAAGGCAAAGGTCTTCTGGGAGCAGTTCTATCCGGCGAAGTGGCGCGAGCAACTCATGACCTTGCGCCAGTTCGTGCAGCTCCACGAACTGCTAGAGGCGAACCTTGCGATTCAGTGCTGCGCCGCTTCCGGCAACACCCGTGCGCTCGACATCGACTGCAGGACCCCCGACGTCGCCGAGACGGTCAAGGGGCTGGCGTTCAAGCACCTCGGCGTCACACCGTTCGTCCGTATCGGGGCCGCGCCCAAGCTGATGCTTATCTATCGCATGGAGGGCGAGGAGGATCTGGCGCTCAAGAAGGAGACGATGGTCCTCGGCGATGCCGATGGCAATCCGGATCTCGACGCCGAAGGCAAGCCGCTCAACATCATCGAATTCCTTGCCGAAGGCGCGATCATCACCGCCTACGGGCTTCATCATAAGACGGGTCGAGACTTCGACTGGTCGACCGGAACCTTGCATCCTGCAGCCGCAGGGCCCGAGCATGCGCCCATCATCACGAAGGCGATGATGCGGGACTTCGTGAATGCCGTCCAGTCATACCGACCGATCATCAAGACGAGGGCTGGAGCCTCATCGAATCCATTCGGCGGCAAGGCGACGATCACTGATTTCAGCGAGAAGCGCGATCACCATGGCCGCCGCCTGTGGATTCCCAGCGCGGGCAGTGGCGACTGGTCCCTCGACGAAAATGGCAATGTCATCGACGGCGCCGAGCAGTGGCTGACAGATCAAGTGTGGGCGGCGTGTGGTGCGAATGCCCATGACCTCGATCGGCTGGGTGTTCAATACATCGAAGAAGGGCTGATTTCACTGGCGAAGCGCAAGCTCCTGAGCGTGCATCGCGAGAACAAAGCACTCAGCACGGAGTCGTCGGTCGAGCGTGCCGTCGTCACCAAGCTCAAGCGCGCGGTCGAGAAGTGGAAAGCGTCGCTGGATTCCTTCGCCCGCGGCAATGGCTATCACAAGGCCACCGTGCCGTGGTCTGTGGCATCGGACGGCCGGCGTCCCACGCCCCAGCGCATTCGGTCGGAGCGGCCGGCCGATGGCAGCTTGGACTGGCTGCCGGTCGACACGTGCCCAGTGGCGGCATTCTCCGACATCCAGCCCCGGGCGAAGACCACCATCGTCAAGAAGAAGGCCGAGGAGATCTTCCGCGACTATGCGGCACGGCAGCTGATCGACACCCAACAGCAGCGGAAGGCCACCGGCGATGCCGTCAGCGCTGCGGTCGGTGGTCACATCGGCGATTGGCTCACGGACTCGGTGTTGCCGTACCTGCGGCAAGAAGTGAAATCGCCCGAAGCGCCGTGGGTCCTGCGCGCGCCCACCGGTGCCGGCAAGACGGTTTCGGTGCTCGGTCGCCTGTTCCCCTTCTGCCAGCAGAACCCCCGGACGCATGAGAATGGTCCGATCCTGTTCGTGCCACCCACCCACGCCAATGCCAGTGAAGCGCTGGCCACCGCCGAGCGCGTGGGCATGATCACGCCGGCTATGGAGAAGGAGATCGACCGCGCCATTGTCGAGGCCGCGAAGGTCGGTGTCCGCATCGTCCATTTCAAAGGCCGTGAAGCCAGCGGTTGCCAGCGGCAGGACGAATTCCGCGCGCTGGCCGACAAGGGCGTTCGCGCCACCGGACTGTGCGAGGCCAGAGTGCCTGCGATCGACGATGGCGAATTCCAGCGCCCAGCCACGGACCTCGAGCAGCGCATGGCATGGCGCGAGGGCGATAAGCTCAAGACCATGAAGATCCTTTGCCCTTTCCGTGAGCAGGGACTGTGCGAGTACTACAAGCAATTCGAAGCGCTGAAGACCGCTGACATCGTGATCGTGTCGCATGCCTACCTGACGCTTCACCAGATGCCGAAGGAGCTGGAGAATCCACGGGCCGTCGTGATCGACGAGTCGACGACATACAGCCTGCTGCAGCAGACCCGGTTCCCCCTATCGACGCTCAATATGCCTCGCCAGAAACCGCACGTGACCAAGCTCGATCGAAAGCTCAATCCCGGTGCCAGCGACGAACAGATCGCTGAATCGATGGTCCAGGACCGAGAGGAGCTTTGCGCGCTTGCGTCGAAATGGCTGATCGACGGTCATGACGTGGCCGCGGAGCTGATGAAGCACGACCGGTGCGACACGCTATTGATGAGTGCCATTACGGTTTGCGACCGCAGCCACACCCTTGACCGCGAGGTCCGGCCCGATCTGACCGCGCAGCAGGTGGTCACGCTTTCGGAAGAGCCGGTCGGCAGCCACCTCCTTTCCGAAATCCGGTTCTGGAAGACCGTCCGCTCACGGATCGAATGGACCCGCGCAGGCACGGCCAAGGGGAGGGTCGATATGCGGTGGCAGTGCGTGATGGACTGGGAGACCAAGGAGACTGGCGAGGGCAAGAAGGTCGAGTGGACACCGCACATTCGACTATCATGGCGCCGTGGCCCGAACTGGTCGGGAATTCCGATGCTCCTCCTCGACGCCTCGGCGAACGAGCGCATCATCAGCAAGACCTATGGCTATCAGCCGGTGATCCGCTCCGTCGAAGCCCCCCTGCACGTCCGGACCGTGGCGATGATCGAGCGCACCTGGTCGAACTCGTCCTTCGTACCACGCCCCGATTCCACGCCCGATGAGATCAAAGCCATCGCGCAGACGATCTCCGAAGCCCGCCGCCTGATCACGACGACGGCCGTTCTCTATGGCCATGGCAGGGTGCTTGTCGGCACCACGATCGCCATCCGGGAAGTCCTGACCGGTGGTGGTTGGACGCCCCCACCGAACATCGACGTCGTCCATTTTGGTGCCCTGCGCGGCCTCGACTTCGCAAAGCACCACGTCGCCGCCATCAGCATCGGCAGGTCCGAGCAGCCGATTGGCATCGTCGATGGATATAGGGCTGCGCTCACTTACGACGACGACGAGCCTGAAGAGCCGTTCGACATCCTTGGCACCGGCATCACGACCGAAGGCAAAGTCCTGTTCCGCAAGCAAGGCTGGCGCACCATCCAGATGCGGTCTGGTCAGGACGTCGAGCACCTTGTCCCAGAGATGCCGAAGAGGGAAGAGCGCTGGCCTGATGGCCGGTTGAAGGCCACCCACAGGACATGGGCGACCGAGCTCGAGGAGTCGTGGCGCGAAGAAGAAATCAGGCAGTTCGTAGGCCGTCTGCGGCCTGTCTATCGCGGTGTCGATGATGATCTGCCGCCGCCTGTCTGGCTGGCCGTGGGCAAGATCCTGCCCGAAGGCATTGTCGTGGACGAACTCGTCGAGATGCAGTCAATGATCAAGATCAGCCCCGTCGCCGAGCTGGCGCGCATCAGCGGCGGCGTGCTCGCGGACAACGTAACGCCAAGGGTGCCAGGCGCCCAAGAGCTTCTGCAGGGCAGGGATCTGCCTGCGATGATCGAAGAGGTCCTGCCGAAGGACAAGCGATTCCGCGATCGCTTCGCAGCGGCGTTCGCAAGCACTGGCTATGAGCTGGCGTCGGCACCAGGACGCCGACGTCGCGCGCTTGTGTTGGCGGGCTGGGTCGATGGCGATCCCGTCGACGCTTGGCTAGCGTTGTCGGAGCGATACGGCGAGTTGCCCCAAGATCTCGTCGAGAAGCCGGCACGGCTGGTGGCGCCGGCGGCGAAGCGGAAGCCAGTCGACAAGAGGGACGTGGCGCGAGACGATCAAGCCGCCCTCGAAGCCGAGGTCACCCGGTTGCATCGCGAGATGGACGCCGAGATCCCGCGGTCGGAATTCGAGATCAAGTTGGGCAGGGGCGATTACCTGCCGGGTGCCGAGGCCGGCTGATCGGCATTGAAGGATGCATGGCCGCGGTCGAGGCTGCGTCTATGAGGATCGATCTAGACTACGACAGCAGCCAGTTCGCCGCCGAGGCATCGGCGTACATCGACACGACCGTGCGCCCGGCGATCGCGGCGGGGCTGGAGGCAGCAGCGGAGAAAGTGCGGCAGGAGCTGACCGCCGAGCTCGAGCGCGACATCGACATGCCCGTCGATTTCACCAAGCGCGGCATCGGTATCTACAAGTCGGGGACGCGCCAGGACGACATCGAATTCACGGTCTTCGTCCGGTCGATGCAGTCGCAATACCTCAAATACCAGATCGACGGGGGTGTCAGGCGCGCCGGCGACTATGCGACAACGGAATATGGCGTCCTGATGCCCGGCCCGCACGGCATCGTGGACAAGCATGGCAACATCCCCCGCGGCTACATTCAGCAGAGCCTCGATGAGGGATGGACGTGGTGGACGAAGCTACGGCAAGGCAAGGGCGTCATCGCCCTGGCTCGCCGCATGCCCGGCGAGCAGCTGCAGTATCTCGCTCTGATCGTGCCGGAGCTGGAGTATCAGCCGAAGTTCGACTTCTACGACACTGCCGTCGTCTCGGCGAACACGCACGTGCCAGTCGAGATTTCGACGGCCTTGGCAATCGCCACCTCAAAGGCAGAAATGCTGGATCAGTAGAGCTGCACGGACGTGTAGGGCCCCGGGAAGAGGTCGGGGTGGCCGTCGTCGAATTGCGCCCACGTGGCCCCGAAATCGAGCGTGCGCCAGCGCGTGTTCCGATTCCAGAACAGATCCGTGTTCTGCAGGCGGCTGACGCTGACGCCGGTGGGAATGGCGTTGGCGCCGAGATAGGTGCCATCGAAGCCCCACATGCGGATCTCGCTGGAGGTCAACTCGACAAGCCGGTCGCTCATCGCGTGGGGGCGAGCGACGCTGGGGATCGTGCCGTCCTCGACGAGCGCGAGAGGAATATTGGTCGGCAATATCGGCCATGCCCCGCCACCGGCCTGCACGAAGCCTGTGCTACTGCCAACGGTCCGCCGCCAGGCGGCTATGTCGGCGGCATAGCGTTCCAGGCACATGGCGTGGAATTCGACGGCACCGTCCGGCTGCACTACCAGCAATCCCTTCCGGCGGGTGGCTCGGATTTTCAGGGTGCAGGGCAGGTTGCTGTAGCCGCCCGAGCTGATCGGGGCATCGAATGGTGTACGCCGGACTTCCACTATCACCACGTCGGCGATTGAGTAATGCCGGCCTAGCCGGCGGGCGGTGTTGTTGGTGATGACGCTCAGGCCCGTATTCATGCTGCAGGAACATGTCAGCGCGACATCGCCCTCGGCGAAGGATTCGTGCCGCAGATCGGCATAGTCGGTGGCGACGTCGTCGAGGGCGCTGATGACGCAGCGGACCGGTCCTGTCCAATCGCGGTTGGCAACGAGGAGCATCCCGCTGCTGGACTGGCGGGTCAATCCATGACCGGCGTATGTGATGGCCGGCGCGGTGGTCTCCGTGTCGTTCGTCATGCCCATGCTCTGCAGGCAGACGAGTCGGTCGCCGTTGTTGATCCATCGCGACCAGCGCCCCGGGTTCGTCCTGATGTTCACCGGCCCGAGCAGGTCCTCCACTCCAGTGCGCCCATTCAAGACGTACATCTGCCCCGTCTCGCGGAGAGTCGACGAACCGGAGAATATGGGCTCCATCGCCGGCGAGGCCCCAAGATGCCTGAATTTGTTGCTTCCGCCGCCATAGGGCAGGATCTCGAGCGGCGTGGGATCGATGCCGCTTGGCTCGCAGCGGAAGAGGCACGAACCAAGGCTCTGATCGGTCAGAGTGATCGTCCGGTTCTCATGCGATCCCGGCGGTGCTTCGGCAGGCAGGCGAACGAATTGCTGCGGTACCGACCGACCGACGAAAAGCGGCGCGCCATCCGGGGCGATCTCCACGAATCCGTCCCATATAGGCGGCTCGGGCGGCAGCGGCGTCAAATAATTCGTGCTGGCCAGATGCGACAGCACTGGCACGAACTCGGGCTCGCGCTGGAATCGAGGACGGCCCATCATCAGGCGGCGGGCGAGCATCAGAGCACCTTCATGTCTATGCCTGCGATCGCCCCCATCCAGCCGAGGCTGGGCAGGCGGTGCAGCACGAAGATGTCGAGGCGAGCGGCGTCGGCGGGGCCGAGCAGATTGTCGGCGGTGTCGCCGTCGCCGTCCGGATCGCGGACCTCGAGGGACCACCGCGTCCCAGCTGGCCAGACGATGGTGCCGCCGGCGACGCGCCTGATGTAGAGCAGCAGGCTGACCACGCGGCTGGCAGTCTCGCCGCCGACCGTGGATTCGGGGATGTCCTTGACGGTCAGGATCAGCGAGCCGGCGGCATTGATGTCGTAGATCGTGGCTATGGCCGGATCGAGCTCGAGCATGTCGCCACTGTCGACGGCGCGCTCGGCCACGGTCTCCGCATAGCTGCGGATCTCCATGCCCGCCTGCAGCTTCCAGCCGAAATGATTGGCCTGATCGCGACGAGCCGGGCCGCCGACGCCCTCGACGGGGAAATCCGCCTGGCTGCCGCGGGCGGCAACGGGAGCAGGGGGCGTGACCGCGGGGGCCTGCCCGCTGGCACCGGTCGATGGCGCGGTGTGGCCCTTGCTGCGATCGGGTGCTTTGGAGCCTCTGATCTCGCCGGTCAGATCGGTGACGAGGGACATATCTCTACTCCTGCTGCGCTGGGCCGGACCATGGCGCGGCCACAGGCACGTCGATGATCTGCTCCAGCGCCTCGCGGCCACTGAGTTGCGTCAGCGACAGGACCATCGTCGTGGGCACGTCCTTGAGCAGCTCGGTGGGGTCGTTGGCTTCGGGATCGATGCGGCCATCAACCGGGCTGAAATCATTGGCCTGCACGTATGCCAGCTGCTCGGTCGCGGTGTTGTCGATGCGGACGGTGCCGCCGGGGATCGGCAGCTCGACCGGCTGCTGGTCGTCGATATCGCCCAGGAAGATGCGGTCCCAGTCCTCGCCTGTCTGGCTGAGCGGATCGGCGCCAGCGACGGCGATGCCGGATCCCGCAGCGGGCGAGATCGTGATGGTCAGGACCTCGTCGTCGGGCGAGCTGACACGTTCGATCTTGGTTACCTTTCCGGTGATCCAACCGCTGTCGCTCATGACCTTCACCACCGTCGCCGTCGTCAGCCCGAGCAGCTCGTCGGTGACCTCGGTGTCGAACGTGAAGGGCCTGTTGCGGATGCTGTCGGCCAGCATGGCGCGCGCCTTCAGCGCTGCCGCTTCCAGCGTCTGCCGACCGCGGGGCAGGTGGAAATAGCTCTGGGCATTCAGGCTGCCGAGGGGCGAGCCATTGACCGGCTCACGGACCCAGCGCGACCCGTATCCAAGGCCACCGCCATGGCTGTAGTAGAGGCTGCCGCCGAACGTCGTGCCGGCCATATGGGCAACGGTGCAGCGCCAGTTCTGCGTGCCGACGCGGCGAATGGCACCGACATTGTAGTAGGTGTCGGCGGTCCACTCGGGGGTGGTGTCGTCGAGGCTGATGTCATCGGTGGTAAGATCTAGCGCCTCAATCCTTCCCCCGGCGGCGGCGGGCGATCCGTTGACGATGGAGAAGCGGGCGATCTGGATGCGCTTCTGCGAGACCTTCCAGTCGATATCGAGTTCGAGGTCGTACCAGACGCGTTCGAGGTCGAAGCCCTGCGCCTCTGGCGAGAGAAGGTCGGGATCGGTGACGTAATTGTAGACGCCGCTGGAGCCGCGGACAGGGCCTACTGTGTTGGGATAAATCCCAATATCGAGGTCGTCGCGGCGCATAAGCACCGACCGTCCGATCGTGTAGCCGCTGTCGCCGTTTATGATCGAACCCGCCTTGGGGAAGGAGGCTTCGAAGGCGTCCGGCGTCAGCGTGTTGGCCTTGTCGAGCTCGAATTCGCCCTCGACTTCGGCGCCGCAGACGATCGTGCCGTTGCGGGTCTCGACCCACTCCGTGCGGACGCTGACATCGACGCGGCTGATCGGGCGGGTGGCGGCTTCGGGCTGGGGGCCGGGGAAGTCGGGGTCGGCGATCTCGACGACAGGCAGCCCGACGCCGTGGATGTCGACGACGGACATGGCGTGGGTCGACGGATGGCAGAACACGGATTTGCTGTAGCCGTCCAAGATCTCGACGGGATCGTCGCGCTTGTCGGGGGCGACGAGGACAGGGTCGAAACCGGGCAAAACCTTGTAGGGTGCCAACACCGCAGCGACGGCGGCTTCCCAGTCGCGTGGCGAGCACACGATGTCCAGGCTGACGAGGTCCTCGTCCTGCGTCTGCATGACCAGCGGATCGATCCAGCCCTGAGCCAGATGCTTGAGCGTGCCGTCCTCCAGCTCGCGGCTGACATGGCACCACGACGTCACCGCGAGCATAGCGATGCCGGGATCGCCTCGATCCGTGACGATCGTGTAGAGCGTGCGCCCGGACGCTTCCGTGGACGTTTCCGTGATCTCGTCCACGTCGAGGTCCCGGCGGCGATGGGCCACGGGGTCGAATGGGGTGCCATCGGGCACCAGGGCGATGAAGAGGTCAGACCACACCTGGCACCTCGACTTCAATGAAGGTGATGTCGCCAGAGCTGACCGCGCCCCATTCGTCCTCCTGCAGATTCCAAGGCTCGACGAGGACCTCCAGCCGGGGGCAGTAGTTGAACCATGCTGCGGAAGGATCACCCTCAAGGACCTCGTCCATGTCGGTGTCGTAGAACTTCAACGTGCCCGGCACGACCGGTCGGATGGGTGCCGAGCCGACGAGCTGTGGTTGGGGCAGCATTACGGCGCAGTCAATCGTCACGCGCTGCCCGACCCATAGCCCACCCAATGCAGGGGGCCAGACGTCCTCGAAATAGACCGTTGTCCTGAAAACATTGAACTGTCCGCGGGCCGTCGAATACGCCCGTCCGCTGAGCTTGCGCCGAATGCGACCGTTGGCGATCGGCGAGATCTCCTGCCGGATGCCGCGATGGCTGCCGGCCATCTGTCCGATCGACAGAAGTGTGAAGTTCGAATCCTTCATGAGGTCCTCCAGCGAGGTGCCGGCATTGCCATCATGCGGGCGTGGCGACGCACACCGGATTGGAACGACCGCACGGTGAGGGGCTGTCCTTGCATGCTGTAGGTACGGCCTCCGACCTGCACGTTGACGGGCTGCAAGCCAGAGCCACCACCACCGCCAGCACCGGTCGGCACCGCGGTCGGACCAAGGGCGAATTCGCTCACTGGCAGTGTGGTAAGGCTGGCTAGGCTGTCCAGCAGCGAGCCCCATTTCTTGTTCTCTGCCACGGTCAGGATGCGCTCGCCGCCGTGGATCGTGGCGCGCATAGGCTGGCCATCGGCACCCGGCACGCGGGCAGTACCGACGTCATAGCTCGGGCCACCATTGCCGGGAGCGGGCTCGCCACCGAAGCCGAAGAAGCCTTTCACGGCGTCCCACGCGCCAGCGGCACCATTCTTCAGACCGTCCCAGAGCCCGGTGAACATGCCGGTGACCTGGTCGACGAGGCCGCGGAAAAAGTCTCCGAATCCAGAGAACACGCCGGTGATGCCATCCCAAGCGCGCTGCGCCCCGGACGACAGCAGATCCCATGCGCCGGAGAAGATCGAGCCGATGCCGTCGAAGATCGCGCCGAAGAAACCGCCAAGCGGGGCGAATAGGACTTTCAATCCATCGACGGCTGCTTTCGCCGCGTCGCCGATGCGCGCCCAGACCCACTGATTGAGCTCCCACAGGCGCTCGAACGGCCAGCGGATGACGTCCCAGATGAAGCGGAAAACGGCCCCGATGTCGCCCTGGAAGATCACCAGCAGCGCGATGATGCCGGCGATGGCAGCGGCGATGCCGATGACGACCGCGACTGGAATGCCGAGAAAGGCGGCTACTGAGGCGATCATGGGCATGAGCACGGCGCCGACCTTCGCACCCACAGCGGCGATGACTGGCCACAGGCCGGCGATGATGCCGATCGCATTGTTGACGACCGTCGCCAAACCACCGAACAAGACCGCAAGCGTCGACACCAGCTTCAGCGCGCCGGTGAGCTGGGCGATGACGAGGATGATGCCGAGCGTCTTCCAGTCGCCGAGACCGAGGGCCTTGGCGATGCCGTCCATGACGTCGATGATGCCCTGACCGACCGCCTGCAGCGTGTCCCAGTTGCGAACGATCTCGGACCAGACTTCGACGCCCACGGCTTTGACTTGCTCGAACAGGGCGATGACCTGAGCCACGACCGGCTCCAGCCAAGCGAACGAGTTGCCCTCGGCGACGCCACCACCATTCAGGATGCCCCGGATCGCATCGGCGAGATCGGCGAATGCCGAGCTGACGTCGATGGCGAATGCGGTGATCTGTTCTTTGTTGTCCGCGACCGTGCCGGCCAGAGCGCCGACGCCAACCGATAGCAAGGCAACGGTCTGGCCGAGGTTGGACGCCCACAGGACATCGCTATCGCCGCCGGCAAGGCCCTGCTGGAAGCCCATCAAAGCGGCAGTCGCGTCGCGCAGATTTTGGGCGAGGTCGAAGTCCTCGTCGAGGATGCCCATCATCTCAGACCACATGAACACCAGCGACTTGCTGGCGTTGTAGGCCTCGCCGATCGTGTCAATGAAGTCGTACAGCCACGGTGTCCTGGACACGCCGCGGCCGGCCATGCTGTCGATGATGTCGAGGATAAGCCCCTTCATGACCTGAGCCGGCCCCTGCAGGTCGGCCAGCCACGTATGGGTCAGCTCGCGCGCGGACGGATCGCCGAACAGCGACTTCACGTCGTCGAGGAAGGTGCTGAGCGTGATCGCCGCTTTGTTGGCCCATGTCTCGATGGCGCCGCCGTTGGCCTCCAGCCAATTCGCGATCGAGGTGGCCGACGCGGTGAAGATCGGCAGGAAGGCGTCGGAGATGCGATTGCTGGCACCGCGCAGCGCCTCGTCCATGCGCCGCTTCTTCTCCAGTAGCGCATTGTTCTCGGCTGCCTGCGCCGTCGTCAGCGCGGTGCCATACCGCTCCGCGTCCCGCTGCAGCTCCTTCAGGCCAGCGCTGCCACGGCGAAGCACCGGCAGCAGGCTGGTGGCGGCGCTGCCGAACAGGTCGTATGCCGCCGAGGACCTGATGCCTTCGTCCGAAATCTTGGCGAGCTGATCGATGGCCTCGTCGAACAGCTCCTCGCTGTTTTTCAGGGATCCGTTGCTGTTGCGGACGCGGATGTCGAGCTGCCGGAAAGCGGTGTCGGCGCCCTGCGTGCCCTTCGCCACTTCCAGCATCTTGTTGCGGACGGATTCGAAGGCGCTGACGACGGCCTTGCTGTCGCCGCCAGCGATCCGGATGGCAGCCTGCCAGCGGGACAAGGATTCCACGGACATGCCGATGGCTTGTGCCTGGCGCGCCACCTCGTCATTGCCCTCGGCGATCGAGGTCACCCACGACCGCGCAGCGACATAGGCACCAACGGCGGCACCAGCAACGAGCGTCGCGCCCTTGGCGATGGCGCCGGCAATGCCGAGCACGGCGTTGACGACGAAGGTCGCCGCGCCAGCGAGGCCGGATAGGACGCTGCTGATGACGGACACGCCCGTGGTGGCGGTGCTGACAGCTATTTTGGTGGTGTTGACGGCAACATCGGCCGTCTGCTGGACGGCCGTGCCCACGGTCTGAGCGGAACGACGGAGGGCACCGAAGGTCTGTTCGCCTTTGGCCTTGACGTCATCGAAGCTCTTGTTGACCTCTTCCGTGCCCCGCACGCGCATGCGCGCGGAGATCGTCGGGGTCTTGGACATGTTGACGGCCATCAGCTCTTCCAGAGATGGGCGGTCTCGTCGAAGTCGCGTTGGACCTTGGCGGCTTCATCCAAGGTCTTTGGTCTCTCCGATCCCGCAGGTTCGGAGCGAACGGTCGTGCGTGAGGCTGCATCGGACAATGCCGTTTCTTGCGCCTTCGCCATCTTGCCACCGTCCGCGACGACGGCAGCAGCCGAGACCTGAATGTGGAGCTGCTCTTTCTGGCGGGCGGCGCGCTGGCGCACCAACTCGTTGTAGTTGGCCCTGAGCTCGCCCGGGGACAGGTTCGCCACCCAATCTGGATGAAGCCCCCCCTCGGTCATGAGCTCGAAGGCCATGAGCTTCCAGCTGTCGAACAGCTTCAGCCGCGGGCCCGTCTCTTGCTTGCCGTCCTGCTTGGGGCCTTTGCCGGCTTGCTGTCGGGCTTGGCCGCGTCCTTCACCGAAGCGGCTGCGGCGACGGCCTTTGCCTTCGCCTTCTCCACGAAAGGGCGCAGGTCGTCCTCCAGCTGGAACCGGTACCACTGCAGGCACAGGTCGAACATCTCGGGCAGGGAGCGGGCGTCGATGAATGCGAGGAACTTGTCCTCGGTGTCGCCCTCGTCCTCGTTCAACACCGCGCAGCGGAGCAGCAGCTCGGCGATCAGCCCGGGGAACTTGTAGATGATGGTCCAGACGACGCCTCCGATCGTGAGATCCATGGCTTCGATGCGAGCAAGCACCTTGGTGGCGAGCACCTGGGCGATCTTGATCTCGTCCTTGGTCAGCTCGGTCTCGCCCTTGGCGACACGACCGGCGATCCACTTGCGGACGTCGTTCATGTCGATCAGGCCGTCGAGGAACTCCTCGATGAATGGGCCGACGCCATCGTACTGGCACACGGTGTCGAAGATGGCGACGTGGCCCATCTTGCGGTTGGGGTAGGCGACGCCGGCGACCTCGAACGTGGCGGTCGGAACGGCCTTCTCAAAACGGCTCATGATGTTCTCCCGGGGAATGAGAGCGGGGGCGGCTGCCCCCGCCTATGATCAGACGCTCAGCTGCTGCCAGCGTCCGATGCGGCCATTGCGACCCGTCAGGGTGCCGGTGAAGTTCTGGGCCGAGTAGTCGTCGCCGCCGATCAGGTCCATGCCGTTCGGCTTGCCCTTCCAGAACAGGTCGTAGAACACGAACGGGGTGCCGATCTCGGACAGGCCGCGGACGCGAAGCTCCAGCTCCTGATTGAGGTTCGATCCGAAGTCGACGCCCAGCAGGGCCTCGGCGGCGGTGATCTCGGTGGCGTTGCCGGCGATCTGGATGCAATCGCCATTGGCGAAGCCACCCAGCAGCTGCACGTTGCCATCGGCCTCGTCGACGACCTTGTACTGAAGGCCAGCGAGCGCGGCACCGGGTGTGTAGGTGTCGGTGTTCTCGTCGTAGACGTTCTCGGTCCCGGTGACGATCGCGGCGATGTTGTGCTTGCCGACGTTGTAGATGCCACCGATCTGGGCGTGCTTGATGTTGAAGGTCCACGCGCCAGCAGCCTGGACGAGGTCCTCGCCATCGCCCTGCAGGCGCAGCTCGTTGACGATACGGGTGAAGGTCATGGCCTCGAGATCGAGGGTGGCCTCGGTGTCGATATTGTGCTCGACCACGACATAGCGGGTGCGCTTGTTCTTGGCCTTCCGCTTGATCGACGTGCCCGTGATGTTGATGCGAGCAGTGTTGCACTCGGCGAACTGCACGAAATGCTCCTCTCCCGGCTTGCGGGCGAGGATCTCGCAGTTCTGGATCTGGTACAGACCGGGGCTCAGATCCCCATAATCGGCGATAGCGGGCATGAGAGCCTCCTTAGTTGTAGTGAGCGGGGATCAGGGATCCCTCGCGATGGGTGATGCTGCAGCCGAGCTGCAGCTGATTGATCGCCAGCGTGGCCTTGCCGGCACCGGCCAAGCCCTTCTGGATGGACTGGATCTCGAGGTCGGTTGCCCAGACCTTGCCGTCGATCTTGAGGTGCGGATCGGCGGCGATGCGGGCTTTGATCTGGCCGCGGACGCGACCTATCTTGCGATCGAGCTCTTCGAGCTTGATGATCGGCAGCGCGAAGAGCAAAGCGACGGTGATCGTGGCGTCGATGCGGACCATGCGATGACCGACCCGACCGGCGCCGTACTGGTAGCCCTCGGACGTCGAGAACACCTGCAGCACCGGCAGATCCTCGACAGCCTCGGGATAGACCTGACCCATCCTGACGGGGATGGGTTTGCCGTCGATCTCGATGCCGGACAGCAGATCTCGAGCCGCGGCCACAGCCACGGTCACCAGATCGTCTGTTCCGATTTCGATATCAGCCAGCAACGTCGACGAACTCCAGCTTCAGCTTGATCCACACACGGCCGTCGTTTTCGGGCTTCGACCGGACGACAAAAACCCTGCCGTCGACCGTGAGTAGGCCGCCGGTCTTTGCATCCGACAATGCCGATCTGGGTGCGAGCGCAGCCACCTCATCGCCGGCGACCGCTGCGCCTTGGACCACCTTCTCGACATAGCCTTCGTGGAAGAGGACGGTCAGCTCGCGATCAATCACGCCATCGGGCTCGCCATCGACGGCGCTGCGGTACCGTGCCGGCACGCCGTCTTCTTCGAGAGCGGGTCCTGCGATTTCGGCTTCCCAGTCCATTCGGTAACCCTCGGAATTTGATAGCGAATTCTGGATGCTGGCGGTTTGTGACCTGCCAGCAGGTCACCAGCAGGTCGTGTGCAGGTCAGGTCAGATCCCAGACTTCGACGAGACACTGGGGCGAGGCGCTGGCGTGGCGACCGATGATGGCGATGCGGTCCGGTCCGATCTTGAGTGCGTCGTGCGGCAGGGCACTTCCAGAGGTGCCGAAAACAAGCGGGATCGTGCCGGCTTCCGTGATTGCGCCAGTCGCTTCGTCGATCTGCAGGATCGTTGGCACGGTGGCGTCCTGATACTGCTCGAACACAACGGCCCGATTGCTGTCCTGAGCACATACGGCTCGCCAGAGCCTGCCCAGTACGCCTGACGTCTGGACGTCGGTAGTGAGCAACTGCAGCTCGCCGTCGACGACATCGAGCGTGAAGGCGCCCGCAGCTACTGAAGGACGGACAAGTGCTCGGCTTGGCGACAACGCGATAACGGATGGATTCGGCGTGGCACCAGAACCAAGCGCGATGCGGTCGATGACATTTGCGCCGTCATCATTGACAGCGACCAGCAGCGCCATGGCCGAGAGATTGCCGTCGAAATTCGAGCGCGTGGTCACAACGACGGCGCTATCGGTTCCCAAGTTGTCATGAGTGGTGTACGCGTACTGGCCGCTGTTCGACATCCAGCTCAAGCTAAGATCCCGGCAGTAGTTGTCAGCGGACAGGGCTGACATTTGTCGCGTCATAGCGCCTACGGGATAGCCGTTCGACGAGGCGTATTCTGTCATCATGCCGAACACCGCGTTCGATGACCGGAGGCCGCGAACATTGTATGAGGCGAATGCCGTCGTGAATCTATTGCTCGGCAGTGCGGTGTCGCTCGAGACGACGATCGCCCCGGTGCTGAAATCGAGCACAATGCGGCGGGCGCCGGAACCGTTGGACGACGACGAGGTCAGCAGAACGGCGAGATCAGGCCCAATCGACATCGCTTGAATCTGGCCAGTCGCTACGCCGCTCTGGAGCTGCACAACGCCGCCAAGGGCAGTCAAAGCACCATTGGCTTCGACAGTGTAGATCTGCGCGTAGAGCGCGCTGGACAGTATCCCGAGCGCGAGGAGCTTGCCGCTCGGCATGTGCAGAAGACAAGCGTTTGTCAGGGAGCCAGCAGCGAACTGATGCGAACCTTTCCTCGTCGCTCCGGTCCATGCGCTGCCTTTGGCACTGGGTGGCTGCGGAAAGCCCGGCACGGGACCGGCCCATCCTCTGAGCTTGCGGGGAAAGCCACGGGCCTCGATGTCGTCCAAGCGGTCGGACACTTCCGCGAAATTGTCGGCGGTCTTCGCCAGCGCTTGCTTGACGCTGTCGCCAGTGCCGGTTCCGTCCCCTTTGTTGATCGTCTGCATGTCAGTTCTCCGGGGAATCGATTGGTGTGTTCAGGGCGCTGGTCGGCCCGTCGATGGCGCGTCCGAGCAGGGGGCCACCGATCGTCTCCAGCTCGGTGAGCACCACGTCGAGCGTGCGCTTCGTGACTTCACCGGTGATCTCGTCGATCACCTCCACGGTGATTTGCTGGGCCTTGCCGCCGGATTGGCCGATGATCTTGGGTCCAAGCATCGTCAGCCCCCGATATGAGCGTGGACGACGACCTCGAGGGCGTCGTTGCCGCCATCTTCGACGACCACGATGTCGCCGGCGATCGCGTGCCGGAATTCGACAAGCGCGCCGCCCGCGGGCACGGGCCGGATAATGCCGCCGATCGCGCTGTGCAGGTCAGGACCGGCCCAGTATGTGATGCGGGCCGTATCATCGCCGGCGTTCAATGCCGTGAGCTCGAACGCCAGGGTGCCGGACGGCAGCTCGAATTCCCACCTGTCCGCAGCCACGTCGGCGTCCGGGACGCGCACAATGTCTGCGACGCGCGCAGACATGATCGGCAGCGCTTCAGGATCGCCGAATGGCCGGGTCCATGGGGTCTTCAAGCCGCCCGACATCGATCAGGCCCTCTTCACGGCGCCGGAGGCGAGCAGCTGCAGGGCCATCTCTCGCCCGAGCGTCATCGGCGTGCCCGGCTCGGTGTAGTCGGCAGTGAACTTGAGAGCGTGGACGGTCACAATGTCGATCGTGTCGCCGTCCTCGACGACGGTATCGGCACCATCATCGTTGCCGTCATTGCCGCCGTCCTGACCATCGTTCTGGCCAGCGGTTTCGCTGTCGGTCGTGGTGGCGTTCGCGCCATCATTTCCACCAGCGTTTTTCGCGCCGTCCTTGTCGTCGGTCTTGGTGTCAGTCGAATTGCCTGACGCCCCAGAATTGCTGGGTTCGGCAGTGGTCGGCTCCGTCGAATTGGTCACCGTTTCGCTACCGGTTTGCGGAGCGTTTGCAGCGTCGTTCGCCGGCGCGGAATTGGTGGCGGGATCGGTCTGCGGAGCAGGAGCCGGATCGTTGGCCGGTGGCGTTGCCGATGCGGTGGTGGTCTGCAATGCGGATGTGGCGGCGTCCTGCTTGGCCTTCTGGGCTGCGATTGCAGCGGCGCGACGCTCGGCTCTGGACTGGTTCGACATGACGGAATCTCCCGGGTTTCTCAGGGGCTAAGCCCCGCGCTGGTGGGCGCGGGGCGTTGGCGTCGTTCTGGCCTTAGAGGGTCAGGACCTCGGCGTAGTAGTTCGCGTCCTTCCGACCCGGCACCAGCAGCGGGGCGCACTGGGTCATCATCATGCGAACCGAGGGATCCGGCTGGAGCCAGCTCTTCGGGAAGAAGGCCCATGGCTTGAGGCCGGCCTCTTCGTCCATGATGGCGCCAAAGTAGCGGACGCCCTGATAGTTCTGGGGGTCGACGCCCATGACGCCGTTGTCCGGCACGAAGCGATGGCGCTGGCCAGCGGCGTCCTTGTAGCTGCCGGCATACTTGAACAGCATGAAGCCGCCCAAGGAGCCGACGAACTGAGCACCGGTCGGGGTGGCGGTGGCAGGGCCGATATTGATCGGGCCGGCACCATCAGCGCGACGGATGTCCAGCAGCGCCTTCACCTTGTCGTTGTTGCGGAAGGCGTTCCACGCCTTGGCTCCGAACACGACCTCGGTGACAACGGCACCGGAGACGTCGAACACGCGCTGCGCCCAATCCTCGAGATCCTTGATCGGATCGGCATCGGCCTGATCCCAGCGCTGAGCGCCGGCAAGGGTGATGCGGAGAGACGGATCGCGGCCGAAGTTGACGACCTTGGTTTCGTAGTCCTCGCCGGCGACGGTCACCTGGCCTTCGCGCAGGGCTTCGGAACCCATGGCCTCAAGCCGGCGGGTGATGCGCTGCTGATGGCGGGTCAGGGTGTAGGCGACGCGGATCTCCTGACGCTGCTGCGCGGTGATCTCGCCACCACCAATGCGCTCGCCGATCGTGCGCTTGATGGACTTGTAGGGAGCCAGCGGGGTCTTCTGCTTGATGTAAGCAGGGGTGAAGACGTCGGTCTTGAAGCCGAGCTCACGGACGATCTTGCCCTCGACCGTGGGAGCCACGAAGGGGGCAAGCTGCTCGTCGTGCAGCTCGATGTCGAAGGCGATTTCTTCCTTGTCGCTCTCGACGATGCCGGTGAAGTACCGGTCGATCAGGAACGACTGGGGCTGCAGAAGCGAGCGGAGAACGCCCAGCAGCGCGGTAGTCGTATAAAGGCGGTTCATGGAGCATCTCCAGTTTGCTTAGCGGGGCAGCCCCGCCGTCGAAGGGAAGCCGAAGGCCGCGGTTAAGCGGCCTTGACGAGGAATCGAGTGGTGCCAGCCCAGGCGGCTTTGAGCGTGTCGAAGTCATGCCCTTCGCCGACCGTCAGGCCCTGCCAGATAAACTGGCCGTGCACGTATCCAGCGCTCTTGATGTCAGCTGCGCCGGAGGCATCGACACCGTGCGCGAGCACAACTGCTGGCACTTGAGAGCCGTCTGCGACAGCGACACCGCCGACTGACGCTTTCGAAAGCACGTACTTGCCGGTCAGCGTGACCTTGCCCAGCACCGCGCCGCGAGGGAGCTTTCCGGCACCGGCGAGGATCGTGATCGGCTCGGAGATCAGAGGGATCTGCCCGGTGTCGATCTCGTCGTACGAGGTTTCGTAGGACGAGTAGCTCGGCGAAGCGCCGTAAGTGGGTTCGTACTCAGCCATGGCTGGTCTCCTTAGAAGCCGAAGGACTGGACAGTCTTGACCGCCGAAGCGACGATCCTGTCGTCGTCATTGACGGTGCGACCGCTGCCGGCCTTGGTGCGGGGGTTGTCGACGGAAGCCATGCGCGAGCGCAGGCTGGTGGTGGTGCGGGCCTTCGGCGAGTGCTTCAGGATGCCCAGCGCAGTGCGGGTGCTGAGACCCGTGTCGAACGCCAGGTACTCGGCAAGGCCCTCACGGCCCGCGGCGAGCTTGCTGCGGGTGATCGCGGCGATGCGAGCGCGTTCGCCACCACCTGCCGTGCGGCTGGTGCGACGACCTGCGGTGCGTGAGGTGCGACCGGTGGCCTTGGACTTGCGGGACTTCTTGCCGCGACGCGAGGCCGGGGGATCTTCGTCCTCCATGTCCTCATCCTCGGCTTCTTCGTCCTCGGCATCAGGATCTTCGTCCTCAGCCGATTCATCGTCCTCGCCGTCGAGGTCCTCGTCCTCGTCCTCCGCATCCGGATCGAGATCGTCCTCGGCGTCGGGGTCCTCATCGGCCTCCTCGTCCTCGGCTTCCTCATCCTCAGCGGTTTCGTCGTCCTCGGCGTTCTCGTCTTCCTGAGAACGGCGCGAACGCTTGCCGGCCTTCTTAGACTTGCGTCCGCGACGACCTGCAGGAGGGGTATCCTCCTCTTCGCCGTCGATGTCCTCGTCCTCGGCGTTCGGGTCGTCGGCGGGTGCATCGGCGCCAAGGGCGGCGCGGGAGACGCTGCGGAGCAGCGAGTGATTCAGTCTCTTGAGACGCGGCATGTCTGTTTCCCGTGATCCGTGAAAAGTTCAGGATTTACGGGAGGATCAGGGGCGTCCTTGCATCCAACAATGCCGAATTGCAGACCGCCTCAGACAGCGCGAGAAAGGCTCTTCTTGGCCGGTGCGAGGGTCTCGATGACGTCGGCGAAAGTGCCGATCTCGTCGGCAAGGCCGATGTCGACGGCCTTCTGGCCGACATAAATGCCGCCACCATTGGTGGCCTTGGCCACGCCCTTGGCACCGCCCTTGAAGCCGCGGAAGCGGGCGACGTCACCGAGGAAGATCTCGGCGGTGTCGTCGATCGAGCGCATGATCTCGGCGCGGCCATCGCTGCTTGTCACGTCCGGACGCTTGTTCGGTGTTAGCGTCGACACCAGTTCGTATTCGCGCAGCCCTTCCATCTCGAGCTGCTTCTTGTTGTCCGTGTAGACCGCCACGACGCCGAGGCAGCCGAGCTGAGAGGTCCTGCTGGCGACGATGTAGTCGCATGCCGCGCCCATCCAGTATCCGGCACTGCAGGCATCGCCATCGACATAAGCGACGATGGGCTTGCTGAACTTCTCGATCATGCCGACCCACTCGGCGCAGCCTGTCACCATGCCGCCGGGCGTGTCGAGCAGCAGCACGGCGTTCTCGATCTGCTGGGTCTCCTCGGCGACCGCCAGCTGCAGGGCGAGGTCCTCATAGACGGCACCGCCGCAGAATTCCGTGAACAGGTTCGCATAGCGGAAGCAGGCACCGACGACCTCGATGACCGCGGTGCGGCCCTCGTTGTAGACCTTGAGGACGGCATCGGCGTCGTCGTCCTGCAGGTATTCGGGTCGGCTGGCTGCCAGCGCGCCGAGGTCCTCGCGATTGGCGATGGCGATCATGGTCTCGAGCTGATCGGGCGTCATTGCCCAGCGGGTTTCCTGAATCGCCGACAGCGTACGGCGGGGGATGCGCTTACCGGGCATTGGTCTTCTCCTCGTCTGCCTGCTTCAGGGCAGGGGCGGGCTTGCCGACATTGGCGTCGCCGGGATAGGCCATGCCGCGCGAGGCGTAGTACTTGCGCTCGGTGGCCTGCTGGTCGGCGATGTCGCGCCAGTTCTCGCCCTGATCGGCGCATTCCGACTCGAGCGTTCCAAGGCCGTAGGCGACGCGGTAGTGCGCCGCGTCGGCCTCCTTGTTGGGGTCTACCCAGCCTGATCCCGAACCGAGCCAGCGGCTCTTGGTCCACGCGCTCCAGTTCTCATAGAGGTCGTCGAGGGTGCAGTCGGGGACGCGCCCGCGGTCGACCGCCTCTTCGAACCAGAGGGCATAGGCAGGGTTGCACCACCGGCGGGTGAGCCACGACCGCATCGTCGACGCGGCGCGCTTGACCTCGACCATCATGCCTCTGAGGGAGCTGTAATTCATGGTGGTGAAGTTCCTCATCACCAGCTCGAGCGGCATGCCCGACGCCGCCGACACCGGGCGCAGCACCGATTCCATGAAGCCGCCGTAGTTGGCGTTCGGGCGGGCAGGGGTGAACCCGGCGAGCTTGTCGCCCGGGAACAGCGCCGCCATCATGCCCGACTTGAATTTTGGGGAATTCTTGGCGCGCATCTGCAAGTAAGTCTCGGCATCACCAAACAGGTCGCGGATGAATTCCGGCCCCATGGGGGATTCGGCCACCAGCGCCACCAAGGCGTTGGCCACCGCGGCATGCAGCTCAGCGGATTTGTAGTCGTCGGCGACCTTAAGATCGGGCAAGACCGTGGCGAGGACGGGGACGCCGCGGTGCTGATCGATGCGATCGCGCGAGAACACGTGAACGACGCGCTGCCGACCCCATTCCGTCCATGCCGGCACGTGGTCCCATTCGCGCGTGAATCCCATGATGGCATCGCCAGGGTGATGGCGCAGGATGTTGTAGCCGATCGGCTCCCCATCTTCGTCGAAGTCGATGCCGCCACGCTGGAATTCGGTGTCCATCATGCCGTTCGGGTTCTCGAGCCGATCGATCTCGACGAGCCGGAACGCGGTCCGATACTCGGTCATGCGGTGCGGGGCCGATCGGGCGCGCCAATGGGGCAGGGCGAGGGTGCCGCCATTCATCAGCGTGGACTGGAACACCAGCGCCGTCATGCTGGAGAAATCCTCGATCCCGGCGAGATCGCAGTCCGTCGAACCGAAATATGCATCAGCCTCGGACTGGACGGCCTGCGCCCAATCGTCGGCCCATTCCTTGGTCTTGCCGAGCGCGCGATAATTCGGCGTGGGCACCACGCGCAGGCCATCGCCGACGACCTGCTGCACCATCGTGCTGATCGTGGCTTTCGCAACCGGCTGGTTACGGTCGGCATCGCGGGCGCGGCTGATGATATCGCCGAGCTCGGGCAGGATGTCGGTGTCAGCCGACCCGGGGAACGGCGACCAGTTCTTGAGCTCGCCCTTGAAGCTGGCGGCATCGTACTGGCTGTCGCCACCGAACCCGGCATGACGCTGGATGGGGTTGCCGCGGGCGTCGAGGATCATCGGGAGGTTGTCTGCCATTACCACGTCACCTGCCGCATACGACCGGCACCGCCTTCTTGGCGGGCGATCTGCATCTTGAGATCTTGGATGTATGCCTGCAGCTTGACCGGATCGACGGCAGCGCGCTGCACCGCGTTCTGACCCCCGAGCGAGAACGCCGTCTGCGTGATGGACCCCTTGAGGCTCACCTGGTGGTATTGCGCCTCGGCCTCGGCCAGTCGCGATTTCAGCGTTGCGAGATCAGTCATCATCCTCATCCGAGCCGAAGTTCGGCATCGGTATGGATTTCATCGCCGGCTTGCATCCGACAATGCCGATCTCGGGAGCGGGGGTAGTGACCATGGGTTTGTCAGGCGCGTTGACTAACGGCTGCGGTGGCGCTGCAGGGGCAGGGGCCGGCGCGTTCAGTGCCATGGCACCGGCATCGGGCTTGCTGAAATCGGGTGCCTCGATCGGCAGCACCAGCCCCGGTACCACGTCGTAGATCGTGCCCATGCCGCCATTCCTCTGCTGATACTCATAGAGCTTGATGCGCCGGTCCTCGGCTGCCTCGCGCAGGTGTTGCTCCTCACGCTGGAACTCCACGTCGGTCCAGTCGTCCCAGCCTTCCATAGCCGCCGCAGCGCGCGCATAGTTCGTGCAGTCGAGAGCCTCCACACGGTCGGAGATCTTCTCCCAGTACGCCTTCACCACGCCGGTCTTCTTCTCGGTGGTGTAGACCCGACGTTCGCCTGTCAGCTGCTTGATCCAGTCGAGGGTGACATCCTCTGGGAGGTGCAGCCAGCCCGGCGGGAAGGTGTCCTCGTCCTCGCGGGCGAGATTGAGATTGCCGAGCAGCTCGAGCTTCAAATAGCTCACGCCGACCATGGCCCACTTGATGGAATATTTGCGCTGGGACTGGGTGCCGTCCGCGTGCTGCTTCTTCTGGCCAGCCCAGCGGAATGGGGCCTCCAGCTTGTCATAGCCCTTGATGGCCGTGACGCGACGCTCGTTCTGGGTATTCACCCAGCCGTCGACGGTATCTGTCCACTTGCCGCGGTCGATGCAAAGGCGACGGATCGCCATGATGGCACCGCTGGCATGCTGATAGCGGCGCTCGAGGATGTCGGTCAGCCGGTCCCAAGTCTTCTTGTCGTTGTAGGCACCATCGATGCGGATGTGCTCGATCAGCCAGCGCTGCCGGCGACGGCCCCAGCCATAGACCGAGATTTCGATATGGTCCTGCCCGATGTCGGCGCCGGCCGTCAGCATCACCACCTCGGACGGCACCACCCGCATTCTGTTGACGCGAGACCGGCGATTCCAGATTACCTCGGCGTCCGGGGCGTCGCCGATCTCTTTCCACGGCAAGCCCTCGACGGTGTTGCGGAAGGCCTTCAGCAAGGGATAGACGCCCTGCGCCTGCTCCCATTGCTCCATGATGCGTTTCCACGACATCATGCCGATCGGCGAATACAGGGCATTGATGGCGTAGCTGCGCTCGAGCGACTGCGCGTTGAACTGCTTCAGCTCATACATGTCGCCATCGACATTGAGCCGATCGAACATGTCCTCGTCGGTGCGGATTATCTTGGGCACCCAGAGGCCGTCGCGCAGCATAGCGGTCTTGCTCAGCCCTTCGACGATCCGTTTCCCGCATCCGCATGGACATTGGTAGAAGACGCTGTCGGGTCGACCGATCTCCTCGAGCTGCAGGTGCTTGAACTGCCAGTCGATCAACAGGTCGGAATGGGGGCAGCGCATCATGTAGAGCCGCTGGTCCCCGCGGAGCCACTCCTTCCAGATCTGGCTGGTCTGCTCGATCTTGGGGGTGCTGTTCAGGTAGATCTTGTATTCCTCGCCCTGACCGAAGGTTCGGGCCTCGGCGACGGCGACGGGGTGTCCCTCGTTGTCGACGTCGTTGGGCATGCCGTCCACTTCGTCGAAGAACAGGAACGGGCAGGCATACGATCGCAGATCGGGGCCGCTATTGGCACCGACGAACAGGATCATGCCGCCGGGGAATTGCTTCATCTCCCGGGTGTTCTTGCTGTCCCGCACGCGGGCCGGAAGCACCAGGTCGCTGAGGCCATCGCTGGAATCGATGAGTGCCTGCACGCGGTGCGACATGCGCTTGACCATCGACTTGGTCGGGTTGACAAGCATGAGCAGGCCGGGATGGTGGGCGATGGTGTAGCCCAGCCAGTTGTTGCCCGTTTCGGACCCGGCCACCTGTGCCGACTTGAGCCATGCCACGCGCTTCACAGGCGACGATGGCGACAGGCAATCCATGATCTCGCGCGTGTAGGGCACATAGTCAGTGCGCCACCTCATGCGGTTCTTAGTGAAGGGCTTGTCGAGGATGCGGGAGCTGTCCGCCCACTGCGAGACCGTCAGATCTGGTGGCGGGGCCAAGCCCTTCATGAAATTCGACAGCAGGTCCTCGAGACCGTCGAACGGTTCGATCTCGCCCATCATGTCCACGTAGAGGTTATGCAGCATTGGCCTTGTCCTTGCCGGCGGCGTGGTCGAGGTCGTCGTCCTCCTTCGACAAGGCCTCCAAGAAGGGGGCATATTCCTCGCGCAAGGCTTGGATCATGTCGTGCTCGCGGATGCCGAACCGCGCGGCCAAGGCAGCGCCAGCAACCGAATGATGGGAGCGCAAGCCAGTCGAGAAGAGCTTGCCGAGGGCGAAGACGAATTTTCGAGCCGGCTGCCTGAGCATCAGCTCACCCTTGCGAAGCTTGCGCTTGTCGAGCGCCTCGTCGAGCTTCAGCTTCTCCTGCGCGATCTTGACTTGGTTCAAGGTGGCCGCGGACTTCTGATCCATCCCGGCCGTGGGCGAGGCGATGATGATCGGACGTTCCTGATCGTCCTCGTCGAGCCGATAGCTGTCTGCCTCGATGGGCCGGCCTGACCTGACCTTGGCCTCGCTCGTCGAACCACCCCAGTCGCGATCGGCGGCAGCAGCATCGATGGTGCCATCGGCGAGCGCGGTGATGCGACCGGCGAGCAGCGCCTTCCGGACGGCCGCCTCCGACGTGCCTGACAGTCCAAGCCGCTTGCGATGGTCGGCATAGGCGCGGCGCGAGAGACCCATCAGCCGGCCTTCCTACGCGCCTTCTGGCTCTTGGCTTTCGGTCGCACGAACTCAATGCCCAAGGCCTGCGCCCGGGCATTGAAGGTCTCGGAGCTGTTGGACAGCCGGGCGTCTTCGCCCTTATGGTCTCGCTGCCAAGCGAGGATGAGCGCATCGACATCGCGCGCAGCCTGGCTGCCGCCGACAGTGAGGCGGTGCGGGCCGAGGCACCAGGTCTCGCCGGTCTTGGCGACGGCTGGTTCGGCTTCCATCTCAATGGTCGCCGGCGCGTCTTCGGGCTCTGCCTCGACGAGCAGCTGCGCGAGCTCCCCGCGCTGCAGTTCGGAGAAGCCGAGGACGCCGATGTCAAAGTCCAGCTCCAGCTCGCCGATCGAGAAATCAATGGCGGCGATCTCCTCGGCCAACATCTTCTCGTCCCAGCCGGCGTTCAATGCCAGCTGGTTGTCGGCCAGAATGAGGGCGCGGACTTTTTCCGGCGACAGGCCGCGCAGCCGTATGCATGGCACCTCGTCGAAGCCCAGCTCTCGCGCCGCGGCGAAGCGGCCATGACCGGCGACGATCATGTTGGATTCGTCGATCAGCAGCGGATTGGTGAAGCCGAAGGCGCGGATGGACGCGACGATCTGCGCGACCTGCGCGGCGCTGTGAGTGCGCGCATTACGATCGTATCCGTGCAGATCGGCGACGGGTACGCGCTCTAGCGTCTGATGACGCATGAAATCGTCAGGGGTTCGCATAGTGCGTACCTCACGACGAATGGTGCGCGGGGTTCGCGGGGGGATTTTCGGCGATGAACTCGTTCAGCTCGCGGAGCTCGGCGAGGGCTTCATCTAGTGAGTTGCCAACGGCTGTTTTTAGCCAGACACCCCCGTGTCCGTTGGAGTCCGCGACGAGGATGACGGTTTCACCTGGAAAGATTTCTGTGACGTTGTTGGAGAAAACGACGATTGGATTTTGGTTTCGTCTGGTCATCTTGCACTCCCGTGGGTGCGAACCACAGGAGGGGTGCGAACCCAAAAAAAATCCCTGTAGCTACCGGACCCCCGGGGTCGGGAAACCTGCCGGGCTACCCACCCCCCGGGGGAGGACCCGCTGGGTTCATGGATCTCTCGGTCCAACAGCAGGCCCAACACCGGGAGGGCAGGGTGAGAATGACAGGGGCGTTTGCATCGAACTATGCCGATCTGCATCAGGCCCGATTAGATGGCTTTCTGGGGTACACGATGGACGGATGATTGAGCGGTATACCGAGGCGATTGGCCTGATCTCTGGCCAAGGCCATGGCCACGTGGTGGGCTTGATCGGCATTGTCATAAGTCCCGAACGTTGCCACCACGGCCTCACCATCCGTGGCAAAGCCCTGCTCAAAGCGGGTGACGATATAGCGCTCGATTTTCTTGATGCGGAATTCGACCTTCACGGCGGGCCTCCTGAAGCGACGCCCGCGGGCGCCTATCAGGTCGCAATCGCGACCGCTGCCCCTTGGACAGCATGGGGAGACTGGGGGGTGGCCATGCATCGGACTATGCCGAAATAGGTGAGGCCGCCTGCTGGAACAGAGCGGCCTCGGAATTCTGCGACTGACGATCGCGGACCCTCGCAATATACGCTGGACACAAGCATGCGACAAGAGTCCCCGCGATTTCTAGAAAAGTGTTATTGCCGCGGACGCGTCCTGAGGGAGTAACGGGGCTGTCGTCATGTGCATCGCGGACGCGTCCTAGGATCGACGCTGGCAGGGGCAAAATGCCAGCAATGGGCCACGGGTCGATCTCGCAGCTTTCATGCCCGCAAAATCAATCGTGGGCACCTATGGGGGTATCCGTCAGCGGCATCGGCCCCGCGTAGCGCGAAGGAATGTACGAAGGCCAACGATGCTCGGGCCTCGGCGCCAACGCCTTGAGCAGCGCCTTGTGGGATGCCTCGCCATCGAAGCCCAGCCGCACAGCCAAGATCTTATGCGCTGCGCTCAAGACATGCCGAACCTCGATTGCCGGCTGCTGGCCAGCCTTGGCTGCTTCAATGTTGACATCCGACGCCGCGGCAAAAGCCAATGCCTCGGCAATGGCATTGTGCACCTGGGCGCTGTTGGGAATGCCTGCAGCAGCCGCGGCGGCACGCTGCTGGCGCTTACGCTCACGGTCGTGACGACGGATCTCAGCGATTGTGCGTGGCATGAGCAGCCCTCCGATTCGATGGACCGAAAATGTCCACCGCAGCAGCAAGGCACAAGGACAATCCGCGGACGTGTCCGGGCACCAGCGGCAGGTGAGTTAAGGCCGCCACGCTTCGCTGGTGTAAGGCGGGGTGCTGCGGCAGCAGCGCTAGCGCATCATCGACATAGTCAGCGCAATGCCATCCCTTCCCCTCGCGGAGCGAGGGATCGGCCCATCTTAAAATCAGAATCATCTTGGCTGTCGGCGTGACCTCCAGCGCCTCGGAGAGGCGCGTTATCGTCATGCCCCGATAGCGAGACACACCCGAGTGCGAAGCAGGGCCAGCGGCCCTGCAAGCCAACGCTGCCTCACGCGCGCGTGCGCGCGATAGTTAGCAAACTACTATATATGCTATCTCTAAATAGGTAACCCAACCGTACTGCTTCTATTGCGGTCCGTAACCGGCCCTTGCCCATGCATCGTCGGCCTTGCCTCTTGACACTCGCCGGACAAGTCCACATCTTGGTTGCAGTTTTAGAGGGTTTACCGATGACCGCCAGAGCAGACCATGACCGACCGACAGGCCTTGATTTTCGGGCCTTTCGTGGCCTTGCGATGGGCGTGCTGCCATCAGGCCTGACAGCGCCAATGCTGAGGGTCTTCGCCGTAATGCTGGCCAGCGTCGGCAAGGATGGTGTCATCGACATCCTGAAGCCCCACCTCGAAGAGCAGGCGTCGGTGCGGATCGATGCCGGGCACCGCTATGTCGAGCCTCTCAGGACCACGCTCATCGACATCCCGGCTGAGCCTGAGCTGTCGGGGCTGCCATGGTTCGATTCCATCGAGTTCGTGCCAGGCGAGCGCAAGAAGCTTGCCGGCCGGTTCGTCGCGCAGCTGTCGCCCGAGGCCATGGCCGTCGTTGCTGATCTGCGGTGGTCAGGCACCGTGCCTGTCCCCATCTCCGAGTTTCGCCGGCTTTCCACGGTCCCCGGGATCTTGCTCTACCTGCGCTGCAAAGCCCTGATAGCTGCCAGCCCTAATGCCACCGAGCACTCGATCCGGTGGGCGATCGAAGACGTGTTCGGTGCGCTCGGCCAATATTGCCAAGCCGCCAAGAGCAAGAAGACGCTGGCGACCGGCGAAACAAGCGAGACCATCTCGCTGTCGAGGGTTACGCGGGTGCTGCTCGAACCGGGTGTCGTCGACATCCAGCGAAACGTCGACGACATGCTCATCGGCATCGACCAGGTAAAGCCTGCAGAGGCGGGCAGGGGGCGGGCGTGGAAGAGGGTGGACATCGTGTTCGGGCCGAGGCCGAAGCGCGCCACGCTGAAGGAGCTCAATGACTTCACAGCGGCGAGAGCAGAATACCACCGGACAAAACACCGGCGGGGCGATGATCCAGCGCTTCGATAAAATGCTGGCCATCCCCTCCGGACTTCACCAGGACCTTCGTGCTATCACCAAGGCAACCAAGGAGATCAACCCATGTTAGATAGCTGGGAAAGCGTTGCCATCGCCCAAGCCTGCGCCGCCAACATGAAGCAGACCGTCGCCGATGCTCAGCAGGTTGTCGATCGCCATGCCGCTGCAAGCCGCCGCGCATATCGCCAGCTCGGCCATGTCCAGCGCCAGAACAGAGAACTGGTAGCTGAGCGCACGGCTCGCCACCGGCAGGCAATCATGGACTATCTGACCCGGCATTGAGCCGGCGACGCCAGAATGACGAAGGGGGCCTCGCGGCCCCCTTTCTACATCACCATCGCGGGCACCAGCCCCAGCTCCTCGTCCTCTCGTTCCTGCCGCCGGCGCCGCGCTGCGCGATACTCGGCGACCGCGACCCGATCATGCGCGAGCACGCCACGGATGTTCTCCGTTCTCCTGATGTGGGCTTTGAGAGCCGCATCGCTGGCGGTGGCGATCCGGCACAACATCGGCCGGTCCATCGCCGTAAGCCATTCGATATCGAATTCGCGCAGCGCATCGAGCGCGGCTTCCGGCGGCATGCCATCGGCAGCAAGATGTGCCGCGACCGTCCGCAGCGCGTCCATGTGAGCGGCTTCTTCCGCAGCCAGCACCTGTCTGTCTTCGTCGACGGGATCCGGCTCCATCGCCGGCGCCGGCATCGCCACCAGCCTGCTCATCCACCTCACGCCATCCCACACTCGCTCAGTCACGAATCGGGGCAGAGCGGCGAGCATGGCGCGAATCGATCTCAGCAACGTTTTCAGCATCAAAGGTCTCCTTTTCGATGCCGAAAGCATGCCGCTGAGGCATGCAAGAGACCATCCACCCTCCAGAATCGACTGTGAACAGTCTGTTCAATAGTAGCGAACAACAGGCCGTTAACGATGATTCTGGGTTCCTATTCCACCCCTCGACAGCCCTTGAAAACACTGGGGCGTGACTCCCGTAATTGTAGCTAAGCCCCTCTAACTTCACTTTAAAATCTTACGCATCTAGCGCACTGAAGTGATATTGGGGTGAAAATTAACGTTTGATTTTCTCAGGCGACTTCTCCAGGCTCCTATGCATGACGCCGGTCACGATACAAGTCTTGACTTGCGGCTTTTGAACAGACTGACGCCACCGGGACCATATCATGAAAACCGCAAAAAACGCGCACGACAGCGCCACGGAATCGCTCGCCCTGAAGCACGGCCAAGCCCCCCTCATCACCGTCCACCGGGACGGCATCGTCGCCGCTGCCGAGCTCATTGCTGAGGCCGTGCGCGAAAGCATGGGGTGGCAGTACAAGCAGTCTTCCCCCGTGCTGCTGGCCGAGCTGTTGCTGAAGGCCTCGGCCAGACCGCACATCGAGTATCCCGGTTTGGCCGATCTGATCAGCGCCCATGCGATGCTGATGACGATCGCCAAGGCGACGGTCGTGAACGACCGCTCGCCCGAAGGCATTGCCATCGCCAAGCTTGCCGCGAGGACACGCTGATGGAAAAGATCACGAAGCGCCGTGGCGCAGCGCCCAAGCTGCCGCCGGTCATCGAGATCGTCGCTCGCCTCGAGCGCGGCGAACATCCCAAGATCATCGCCGCTGCCCACGGCGTGACCGTCACTGCCGTCTATCGGGCCCTCAGCCGCCGCGGCATGGAAGTGCGCGATCATTACCGCTTTCCGATCGTGCGGGGCACTCATCGCAAGCTGCCGGCCGTTCGCGAGATCGTGCGCCGCATTGAGGCCGGCGAGCATCCCAGCACGATCGCGGCTGAAGCCGGCGTAACCCCTTCGGCCGTCCACACCGCTCTGCAGCGCGAAGGCCTGTCTGCCCGCGAAATCCGCGAGGGGAGTACTCCCAAGCGCACTCGTCGCCCCGGACGCTACGGCTTCCCCGATTTCATGTTCCAGCTCCGGCCGGGCCATGGCCTCGGAGGGCAGGACTGATGGCACCAGACATCTATCACTGGCTCGATTGTTGGCTGTCGGAAGTCATCCTCGACGACCTGCTCGACGAGCTCGACCGCGCATGGAAAGGAGCCAACTGATGGCCCTGTCGAAATCCATCATCGAAGAGCTGCGCCTCGAAATGAAGCGCCCCGATCACCGCAGCATGGCCGAAGTCGCCCGCGACCTCGGCACCACCAAAGGCGTCATCGCCGGCGCTTTTTCCCGCGCCAACATCCGCATGGGGGATTCGCCGCAGGCCAAAGTCGAGCGCCTGGAAGCCCAGCGCGGTCGCATCGAAACCATGGCGGCGGCGAACACGTCGGCCTTCGCCATTGCCCGCGAGATCGGCTGCAGCGAGCGGGCGATCCAGCGCTTCTGCGATGAGCGCGGCATCCACCTTCACGTCCGCATCCGGACGCCCAAGCCCCAGCAGGCCACCGTCCGCTCTTCCATGCGCGGCCTGTTCGGCAAGCAGAAGCCGCTGTCCGACCGCGACCGCGCCGAGATGCGCCGGCTCGCCGACGAAGCCATCGCCGCGGGCAGGATAACGCGCTGTCCTCCGGGGCACGCGATCGGCAGCAAGACCTTTTTCCGCTCGGAGTATGCGTGATGCAGACCTACGTTCCCCCGCCCAGCCTCTGCGGCCTCATCTTCACCGACGCCGGCAATGGCGTCTGGAAGGCACCCCCGACCGAGGAATTCTGGCCCCTTTATCGCGCCAACAAGAATGGACTGTTCCGCATCGGGCTGAAGGTCGAAGCCGTCGATCATGACCAGTGGCGCGTCGTCTACACGGCCCGCTTCGCGCCGGCGAATGTGCAGCAGTGCGTCGACCTTCTCCTGCAGCGCTTCCGGGACACCGCCGCCGAGCGCGACGAGGCCCAGCGCCGCCGAGCGGAGTTCGAGGCCGAGATTGCCGCCCGGCGCGCCGCCAAGAAGGCAGAGCAGGAAGCAATGCTCGCCGCGGAGCTGCCGAAGGCCATCGCGGCTGCTCGCCAGTGCCTGGCGACCTATGGCGAGTTCACTGTCAACAAGAAGCGCGTCCGTGAGATCATCTCCAATTCGGAGAACCCCGATGCGCCTTGGCCGCTCGGCGAGGCGTCGCTGGCGGATCTGCGGGCTGCCGTTGCTGATACCGATTCCAAGTCCGACAGCATGCTTCGCCATGTCGCCAGCGTCGACAAAGCCGCCGTCGACTGGCCCGAGGATGAAGTCGTCGACGCCGTGCTCAAGCTGACCGGACGCGACGGCGACATGGCCTTGTTCGACAACGACATCGGCTGGAACCGCCCGGACAGCAGCCCGGGGCACTGGTGCGCCGCGATGATTGGTTCCGGCGATCCGGCCAAGCGCGCTGCCGGCATCAAGCTCGGTCGCGTACTCGTCGGCAAATACTCCGTCACCCAGCTCGGGCGGGAAGCAGCATGACCCGCCCTAACGCCATCGTCGCCATCACCACCATCGCCGTCGCCGGCATGCTCATCGCCAGCGCCGTGCACTTCGGCATCGGCAACACCGCCATCGGCCTCTTGCTGGCCAGCGCAATCACAGCATGGAGCCGGTCGTCATGACCGGCATAGGCCCGCGCATAGCCGCGCTCGCGGGCCTGATTTCGGCAGCGGCATTCACCCTTTTCGTCACCCTTGGAGGGACACCATGAGCCTGCAGCTCCCCAAAGACGTGCAGTCTTTCATCGACGACCACGCACGCCGGACCCCGCCTGAGCGCCGCAACATCTACGTGTGCGACATCTGCAAGGGTCACGTCATCACCCGAGACCGCGACTACGGCGTGACGCCTTTCATGATCGGCTGCAAAGCCACCGCCGGCTGCGAGGGCCACATGCGGTCGAGCATGTATCGCGTGTTCGACCAATCGGTCGCCGCCGAGTTCGAATGGTATCGGCCCGACACCCTCGACGGCCTGAGCGACGGCGAGGCCACCCACGTCAAGATGGGCGGGCTTCTGCTGAGGAGGATCAGCCATGGCTAAGATCCTTCTCGCCGGCAAATCGCTCTTCGACTACATGCCGCTCGAGGTCATCGACATCGCCTCGCGCCGCGGTCACCAGCGCTATCCGCTCGGCCCGTGCGCGGACGCCATCAGGAATCGCGAGGTCCTCCACGGCTTCGGCGGCAAGACGGAGCGCACCAGCTCCGAGCTGATCGCACACATGTCCGAGCAGCACCCCGAGTGGTCTGACCAGTTCTGTGCCCTCAAGATCGGGGAATCCCTTGGCTGGGCCGTCGAGATGGGCATCGTCGAGCGCGTACCCGGAGGGCAAGTTTGGCGGTTGCTCGAACCGGAGTGCCAGTTCGAAATCATCGGCGGGCACCGGAAGGAGCGCTCTCTCCGCGTGCGCGGTCACGTCGATGACGGCGAAGCGGTCGTCGCGGCCAAGCTCTGGAAGCGCGAGCTCGGCAGGCGTGAGCGCGCCCGGCTGCGCGAGATCGCTGAGTTCGGTCCGCAGATCAAGATGCTGCTCGATGCGATCGTCGATCGCGCGCCGGAGACCAAGCTGATAGGCCGGCTGGAGAAGTATGCCATCGCCGGCTTCGATGACGCCGGGTCGTGCCAGCAGCTGATCCTCGATTCCATCGACAGCATGGAGTCGGGCGAACCCTACATGACGACCATGGCGCTCAAGAACCTGTTCGCCACCGTTCGGCATCTGCCCAAGGCCACCGTGTTGGCGCCGGCCGACATCTCGGCACTGGAGGGCTTCGCGATATGAGACGGAAATCCAATCCTGCCCAGCTCGATATGTTCGCCGCCCCTGCAGCGCGCGAATGGCTGCCTAACATCCGTTCGACCGCACCCGCCGCGACCACGGTGCCCGATCTGGTGAAGCCGGGGACCGTCCTACTCACGGAATATCGTCGATACATCGTCGTCGCCATCGTGCCGTCGTTCTACGCGCCCGACCGTCGTGACCACTATCAGGACCTTTCCGTTATCGGCGCGCAGGGCGCCACCGACAGGCTGATCCCCTGCTTCCATTTCGCCATGGCCGACGAGGCTCGCTTCCTCGAAGAACCGCGAGGGCGTTCGCTGCGCGGCGACAGCTATGAGAACCGGGTCATCGTCAAGAATGGTCGGCTGGCTAGCCTCTACGCCCACGTCGACCACGTTGGTGATGTCGTGGGGTTTAACGCCGTCGCCGCGCGGATTTTGGCGGCAATGGCCAAGGAAGGGATCGCAGCATGAGCGACAATATCTCCGTCCGCATCGACCTCGGGGTCGCCAAGCTCGAATTCGCTGGCGTACAAATCGAGCAGCCGATCGGGATCACCCTGGAGCTGCCCCGCGACAGGATTGCAGAGCTGATCCTTGGTGGCGCTGCGATCAATCCTGTCGTTGCCAAGGTCGAGCCGGCACCGGTGCCTGCAGTGGTCACTGAGCCGACACCAGAGCCAAGGCACACTCTTGTTCGTCCCCGGGCCACCGCTCCCACTGCCGTCGACATAGAAGACAGCCGGCGAGAAGAGGTCGGCAAGCTGACGAGCTTCACCTATGACGAACTGCGCGAGCGGCTGTCGACGCTGACCGTTGATGAGGCTGCCTTCGAATTCGGTGTGTCGGCGTCGTTGATCGAAGAGTACCGCGGTCGCCTGGGCATAGCAGCAGTGCCAGAGAAGGCAGCCCATTCCCCTGCGACCGCGCAAAAGCGTCGCAGGAAAGGCAAGCTCTCCCGCTACGGCGACGCATATCTCCGCGAGAAGATCTCGACGATGCCTGCTCCATTTCTGGCGAAGGAGTGGGATGTCTCCTTGGCTACGATCTACCAGCACCGCAAGCGTCTCGGCATCGACGGGCGCGCCGCGAAGTCGGAGCCGGTCGAGGTCGTCGAGCGTCAGTCGCTGACGGACTACTCCGACGTCGAGCTGCGCGAGATGCTGTCGTCGAAGCAGTGGTCGTCGATCGCATTCGACCACGGCGTCTCTATCACCGCGGTGATCGCTGAGGGCAAGCGTCTCGGCGTCCAGCAGCCGATCAAAGCAGTCGAGGAGGTGGCCCACGCGGACACTAGCTTTCGCCTCGCGGCAGCGGAAGGAGCGGCTCATGAGTACGCCTGAGGTCAAGCTGATGGGCATGCTGCGCCGGCGCCGGCCGAGCGATGTCGCCGTCGAACTGGAATGCACGATCGACGAACTCGACGACGTGCTGATCGCCCGCAAGATCGATCCGCAGCCCGACCCGGCGCCGCTTCCAGAACACTGCACATGGAAGCCGGAAAAGGATCCGGCGTTCGCGTCGCTCGTCGCTGATGGCATCGACGAATGGAGCGTCGGCAAGTGCATCGAGAATGCCTGCTTGTGGGCTATCCGCGAGGGCATCTGGCACGTCGATGCCGCCGGCAATGTCGTCAAAGAAGCCAATCCCGAGCTCATGGCCCGACCGTACGAATGGAGACCTGCAGCATGACCGCCACCGCCACCCATGCCCTTCGGCTCGCGCAGCATCTCATCGAATTCGTGGCCGAGGCCGACATCGACAGCCAGGGCTTCGACCTCGACGGCGAGCACTACAGTGCCGCCGACCTGCGGCACCACATGTTCCGCGCACTGGAATCGCTGCGACAGGGCCCGCTGCAGCTGGACGCCATCGAGGTTCACCGCCGGCTGCTTGCCGCCTCGGCGAAAGCTGGCAGTGACGCCGCTCTCGCACGCCAGATCGGCATCACCCGGCAGGCATTGGCAGACGTCATGTCCGGGCGCCGAGAGCCGGGTCCGGCGGTGCTTGGATATCTGGGACTGCGGAAGGTGGCGGTCGGCCGCACGCTGTATACGCCCCTCGACGACGACCAGGTGAAGCCGAAGGCACCAAGATCCGAGCGCCGGCAAAGGGCATGGGACGGGCCGTCAGGCGTACAGACTGACAGCGTGGCGGCGTCCTGAAAGAAAGTGCGTGTGCCTTGCTAAGTCCCGGGGCAGAAGCTGGTCATCAACGGGAGACACCAATGAGCCAGCGCGTTCTCTTCACCGCCGATACCCACTTCGGTCACCAGAACATCATCCGTTTCTGCAATCGGCCGTTCCGCGACATCGACGAGCATGACGAGGTCCTGATCGCCAACTGGAATGCTGCCGTGCGTCCAGGCGACGTCGTTTGGCATCTGGGCGATTTTGGTTACAGGGGAGACAACGCCCGTCTCGCCAAGAACTTCGACAGGCTAAACGGTGTCAAAAATCTAATCATCGGAAATCACGATCGACCGTTCGTCCGCGAAAAACTTCCGTGGAACAGCGTCGAGCACATGGCCGACATCGTTGTCGACGGTCGCAGGCTCATCCTGTCTCACTATGCCATGAGGGTTTGGCCAGCGATGCGCCGGGGCGTCTACATGCTGTTCGGCCACAGCCACACCAATCTCGCCGGCAATGCCCAGAGCTGCGACGTCGGCGTCGATGCGTTCCAGTATAGGCCTGTCACTCTCGATGAGATCCGGTCGCATCTCGACACGCTGCCGCCGATCACCTTCAGCGATCGCGACGACGAGGTCTTCGAGCCGGAAGTCATCCCAGCGCCGATCGATCCGAATGAGCTTGATAGCGACCACGGTGACGGGTGGAAGCTGTGAGAATCTGGTTGATGTCCGACCTCCACACGGAGGTCGAATACCACAACGTCGCCCATTTCGGTGTGCCCGACGACGTCGACTTTGCCCTCTGCGCCGGTGACATTGCCCGGGGCGGCAAAGAGCATGTCACTTGGCTGCAGGAAAACATCGCGCCGCATACGCGCAGCGGCGTCGTCAGCGTCCTCGGGAACCACGAATTCTATCGTTCGAGCATTGAATCCGAGCGCCTCGCAGCCGGCAGAGCTGCGGCATGGGGCGACGTGCGCGTTCTCGACGACATGACCTGGACAACCGGCGGCGTGCGTTTCGTGGGGGCGACGCTCTGGACGGACTACATGCTTTTCAATCCAAACGCCGATCCGATCCTTCTCGACAGCCACATGTATGTCGCGCGCAGCGGCCTGAACGACCACCGGCTGATCCGGCTTGTCGACAGCAGCTCGCGGCCCTTCATTCCGCAGCACGCCCGCGAAATCCATCGCAAATCGGTGGCATATATAGAGTCAGTTCTGTCCACGCCCTTCAATGGCGAAACCATCGTCGTCACGCACCATGGGCCAGCCCGCGGATCTATCGGCGAGCGGTACAAAAACGACAGCTTGACCGCCGCGTACATCTCGAATCTCGAGCCGCTGATCGCCAAGTATCAGCCGGCGTTGTGGTACCACGGGCACGTGCATGAATCCTTTGACTACAACGTCGGGAACACTCGAGTGATGACCAACCCCAAGGGCTACCGCCTTGAGAACCGGCACGGCTTCAACCCGCAGCTCGTCGTCGAGATCGGCGAGCCGGCGCCGAAGCCGCGGGTGCCGTAGACGATATCGCCAGCGCCCGGCATAGTGCCGGCATGGCCAGAAGACGATTCACACCACGCCCACCCCGCCTGCTGCCGCGCAATCCATTCAGACCGCGCCGATCGCGCATGCGGTCGGGGCCTCTGGTTGTCGGCGTCCTCCTCATCGGCGGCATCGCCGCCATGGTCGGCGGCAACGGGCAGTCGCCATCGACCAGGACGGCTGCGCCGGCGATCTCGACGGCGATGGCAAGATCGTCCCCGGGCGAATGGCGCGTGAGCTTCCGCATGTGCGGCAGCAACCGCCACACGTGCATCGTAGACGGAGACACCATCTGGCTCGAGGGCCAGAATCTCAGGCTGGAATCGTATGATACGCCCGAGCCCTATAATGACATCTGTGGCGGGCAGACCGAGGTGGCGCTGGCGCATCGGGCCAGCGCGCGGTTGCTCGAACTGCTGAATGGCAATGCGTTCACCGTCGAGACCCATGGGCAGGATCGCTATGATCGGACGTTGGCCACGATCCGGATCGGTGGCCGCGATGTGGGTGATATCCTGATTGCAGAAGGGCTGGCTCGGCGGTGGCCGAATGGCAGGGAATTCTGGTGTTGACGGGATCGAATGGACTAGGTTGTTCCGAAGAGGACTGGAGGGGTGGCTGTGATCAGGATCTTGATGGCGATGATAATTGCGCTGTGGGCCCAGCCGAGCTTTGCTCAATTCTCGGCTGAGACCTACATCGCGGATCTGGAAGAGATGTATCGGCTGGTAGAGCCCGGGGAGAGCAGGAATGTGCTGGCCTGCATCGACATCGCGGGAAAAGTGGGCCTTCAGGAGCCGCGCCGCAGCCTGCTCTCTCAGACTGAGCGGTATACGCAGAACGGCAATGCCTTAATGCTGGCGCTGGCGTATATGTCTGGCGTCTTCGAGACCGAGTTCAAGAACATTTCCGAGGACGATTCCGCACCAGATGTCATGGCCGCGCTTTTCCAGAGCCTTTGCATGCCGCTGCTACTACGCTGAATTCCCTTCGTTGGTTGCCGGCGCGCTGTAGAGCTCGTCGCGCCACAGGTGCGTCGTCCGCGTGCCAGCCAGCCGCCGCACGACGAGCATGCCGACGTCGTTGTTCGACGGATACCGCTGCCGCACCCGCCAGAAATCGGACCGACCGCATCGCGGGCAACACCCGTCGAACAGGTCATCGAGGTATGTGTCGCGGTGGTAGATCTGGAGCAGATCGCTAGCGAGGTAAGCCCGGCTGCGCCGGCACATGTTGCACTTGGCCACCAGCAACAATCCCTTGTCCGCAGCCTGGCCGAGCCGGGGGCGATAGAATTCCGATGATGGCGGTGAATTGGTCATCGAATCCCATTGCTGCATGTTCTTGTTTTGTTCTACTTTCGAGCGATCGAGAATGGCAAGCGTGGGAGCGATCACGATGAGACTGCAGCAGCAATCGACGGGCCAGGCGCCGGTCCAGAAATCGACGACCTTAATCGTGCTGGCGGCATTCGAACGCGGCGAGGACGGCGAGCTGCGTCCAGCATTCGAGGCCCAGCAGATGCCTAGCGAGCACAGCGCTATCCAGCGCGCGAAGCTTATGAGCAGGGCCTATGCCGGCGTCATCGCATGGAGGCGGCCAGCGAGGCCAGATGAAGGCGAATTTGGGGAGCCCGAGGTGCTGTGGCAGCACGGCGATGTGCCGGACATGGAGTGATCAGCTCCCAGCCTCCGTCCACATGTTCGCCGTCGACGCCTTCACCAAACTCACGGGCTTTCCACGTCCCTTGGACCGCTCGCGGGCTTCATAGATTCGCTGCCTGATCCATTCGACGTCGCGCAGGCGATCGTCAAATTCGATCGCGTTGCGATAGGCTTTCTCGACGTGCTCGGCCCATGCCCGCATGATGCGCCATGTGTAATGTGTGCCGTCCGACAGGGCGTAGCTGGTCGCGGTCACATCTCCGGGGGCCTGTCCGCGGCTGTGGTCGAGCACGGTCTTGGTGTCGAAGCGGCTCAGGCCCAAGTCGTTCTCGCCATGCGTTGCCAACGCCCGCCGTAGATCGTGGGGCGACGCGATGACGCCCGGCATATAGGAGAGAGTGTGGGTCAGGGTGGACGGATCGATGTGATCCATCTCGTCGCCGGCACGGCGTGGCCGTCGTTGGAAGAACACCCTGCGCTCGTCGGTCGGGTCACCCAATTCCATTGCCTTCTTGACGGCACTCCAAGCCGGCGCGGGCAGGGGAATAACGAGCTCGGAGAATTCCCCTCGCATGATCGCTGTCTTGCGGTGCGGTGCTGGGATGCGCCACAGGCCCTCAGTTGAGCCGATAGCCCGCATTTTGTCCACGCGGGCGGTGGCGATGGCACGACGGCGCTGAGGCGCGAACACCAGCAGCTCGACCGCCAGTCCTACGATCTCGTCGAGGGCGCCGGACCGGGCGATGGCGAGGATGCGCCCGACTTCGTGCATCGGCGGCACATAGCGCATCGCAGCTTCTGCCTCCTCGAACTGGTCCTCGGACAGGCGAGACCGGGGAGGGGCCTTCAAGCCGGCCATGACGCCGTGATCAATGCCAGTGTCGCCACGCTGGGCATCCTCCGACATCCACGCCCAGAATGGCTTTAGCTTGCGAACCATTCCCTCGGCCGTGGATTCACGGCCAGAAGCCGCAACGCCAGCAATGATCTTCGACAGGTCGGGGCGGGTGATCGATGGCACCGGTCGCTTCGCGAGCACGGCGAGGTCGGCATTGCCGAGGGACTGTCGATAGTCGCGATACGTGGCCGGCGATTTCGTGCGCTTCACATGTTCCAAGTACGCCGTGACGGCTTGCTTGTAGGTCCAGAACGTCGAATGCCGGTGAGCGACAGTGACGGGCGCGGCCGCCGCCTTCCCCATGGATACCCGCATTTCGTGCACCCATTCATCATCGGGGCGCCGGATCCGACCGGCGATCATTTTGCGGCCTTCGAGGACCAGGGACCGAGCCTCGGCGATTGACCACTCGTCCACGTTGCCAAGGACGAGGCGGGTGCCTCTGCCGTGCATCTCGAACCGGAACTGCCACAGCAAGCCCGTTGGACCTGCGCGCAGGATCAGGCCCGGCGCCTGCACGTCGGGGATCTCGAATCTGGCCTTGGCGTCGGCGGCGTCGCGCCGGGCCTTGGCGATGGTCTGCTGTGTGATGGTGGTCTTGGGCACTACGAATCGATGCTGGGACGGGATTGGGACGGCGTCGAAAAAATCAGCCACGCCGGTGCTATGCAA